GTTTCTGCGTTACTGACGCGGCAAGTCTAGCGCGCCTTCGTACCACGTCAGGTAGTAATCGCAGAGTGCCTGCCCGCCGGTGCCCGTTGTCGTGTCGAGGTTCGTGACGACGATGAGATAGTCGTGATTCGGCGCGAGCACACGATCGGCGCCTGGCGCGAGTCCACTGCCCGTGCGCCCGCCGGCTTGGCTTGCGCCATAAATGTGCGTCGGGTCGCCCCACGCCGTGCCGTTCGATGTGGTCGTCACGCCGCCGAGCACGGTCACGGTCGACGTCTGCGGAATGATGTCGTTGTAGTTCTGCACCGGAATGGCCGTACCGCCCGAAATGCCCGTCGGCGCTTTGAACAGCTGCAGGCCGACAGAGTTGCCGAGCGCGTAGAGCGCGCGATCCTTGATCAAGACAGGCTGCGCGGCAGTGCGGAACGCAATCTTCACGGCGTTTGTGCCGCCGCCCGCGATTGTCGGCAGCATGTACTGGAAATAAAATTGATACCCAAGCTTGACGTTCGACTCGACGTAGCCTTGCACGTTCAGGGCGCGCAGGCCTTGAAATGCGAGATCGGCAATGGTGCCATCAGTAACGTAGGCAGTGCCCGACAGCGGGCCGGTGCTGCCAGTGACGCCCGTGAACGTGAAACGCAAGGCACGGTAGTGCCCGTGCTCGGTGAGCGCGATCGTGCCGCCGCCCGCGAGCGCCGTGGCGAGGTTGATTGCCGTTGCGCCCTGCAGCACCTGATAGGTGCCTGTCCACTGCAGCCCTTCGACCTTGAGCGTGCCGGTCGCCGGCGCAGGACCGAACAGCTGCACTTCGACTTGACCTTTGCTGCCCTGGGCCATAGGCACCGAGACGACGCCGTTGGCGATCGGAATGGTGATAGGGGTGTTGGTCGGCATTGCGCCCTCGTAGCGTGCGCCGCGCTATGCGTTTGCATGGAATGCAATGCCGGCAGCTTCCGGCGATTCTACTATTCGTCAAATGAAATGAACAAGGCCCGCATCAGCGGGCCTTGATGTGGATCAAGCACTTCGACGAATCAGCGCTTGTAGTCCTTGGCGACATTCATCACGTGCCGCAAGTTCACGTCGCAGTCGCGCGCGAAGTCGGTGCCGTGCTGCGCGCGACGTTGCACTGCATATCCGATCGCGGCGGCTTGCTTCGGGTCTTTGCCCGCCTCGATCTCCGTCCGGATGTTCTCCGACCGGCTCTTGTCGCTCTTGCCTTCGATCAACGGCATGACGTGCTCCTTGGCGCGCCGCCTGGCGCGCGTTGCGTTACGCGATCGGCGTGAATTGCAGCTGATTGAACACGAACACGATCACGGCCGGTTGCAGGATTTTCTTGCCGGCGGCGGCCTTGAACGAACGCATGAAGCCGCGCTTGTACTCATACCGCTTGCCGACCGCCGGATTGGTGATCGTGAGGTCTTGCTGCAGCTTCGTGCGATTCTGGAATTCGTACATCCAGATTTGCTCGAACTGCGCGAGCGACGGCGAGTCGGCCTGCAGCGTGATCGTCAGCGGGACTTCGTTGAACACGAAGCCGGCCGACAGCGTGCCGTCGATACCCATGCTGTATTCGCCGTTCTCGACCGCATCCGGGTCGAAAGCGTCGTCGGCGGCGTAGCCCTGAATGCGCTGCGCGGTCGGAAACAGCGCTTCCGTCGTGCAGTACATCGTCGAGTTGGCCGTGGTCAAAGTGCCAGCCATATATCCTTCTCCTTGTGTATGGTGGTGGAACGGGGCCGAAGCCCCGCCCGCTTAGATCACGGCGTTCGAGCCGATCGTCAGTTGCTGAATGCTGCCGCCGTCCGAATACCAGAGCGTGCAGGCCGGCGTCGTGCGGTTCTGGCGCGCCTGGCCCGGATTGGCGGGGTCGCCGATCAGGAAGTACCAGCCACGCGTCTGCACTAGTTGGCCCGCACCGGCGACACCGGCCGCTGCATCGATCTGCTGCAGTTGCGAGTTCGTCAGCGTCACGCCCGCGCGGATGATGCCCGACGTCACGGCCGCGTCGATCACATCGACGCCCGCGCGGTAGAGTGCGGTATAGCCGTCCTCGTTGTACGGCAGCGAGTTGTAGGCGAGCATCGCCTCGAATTCGGCGCGCTGCAGTTCGGCGTTCAGATAAATCTGATCGAGGTACGTATCGACCCACAGGAATTTGCCCGACAGCTTGCCGTCGTACGCGATCGTGTAGTTGTTCGCCGCGTTCGCATACGCGCCAATGTACGTGTAGTTGTTTGAGCGCAGCGCGTTCGCCGTCGGCAGGTCGTGCGCCGTGGCCGGCACGCCCGCGTTGAACTGGCGGAACGCGAGCACCGTGCGGCCGTTGCGCAGCTGGAAGTTGATCGACGCGGCGTAGCCCATGACGGCGCCGGCGGTCGCCTGGTCGCCGTACAGCGGCAACGTGCCTTGGTACGGCGCGGCGAACACTTGCGCGCCAAACGAAGCCGCGTTGTTCGTGACGATCGACGCCGCCTCGAGGTCGGGCGCGACGTACATGTACTTATACGCCTGACCGCTGTTCCAGGCCGCGAACGCGAGACGATCGGCAATCACGGCCGTCCAGGCGGTCGTGAAGGTCGCCCAATTGCGCGACAGGCCGACCGCGCGGTTCATCGCGCTCGCCGGCGTATCGGCGGCGACACCGGCAGCCTGCAGCGTCGCGCCGGCGGCGGCCGACAGGCCGAGCTCGTCGGCGAGGTTGTTCGTGCCCGTCACGGCCGAGATTGCGGCCGCCGTGCCGGTCGCGTTCGTCACGACCGTGAAGCGATTGCGCAGCGCGTCGTAGGCGACTACGAAGTCCGGCGACGTGAACGCAGCTTCGATCAATGTCGCGGCGTTTGCGAACGACGTCGCGGCGGCGAGGCTGATGTTGGCAGAGACGTGCTGCGCGGCCGTCGTAACCGTCAGCGTGCCGCTGTAGCCCTGCAGCTGCGCGAGCGTGACGCCCGTCAACGGAATGCCGTAGACGCTCGCCGGCGCGTCCGCCGCGACGTAGCGCGCGAACTTCAGATCGTACGGCAGCTGGCCGCCGTTGACGATGCCCGGAAAGTAAGCGTCGGCGATCTTCGCCTCGTTCGACAGCGCGCCGAACCAGTTCTCGACGTCCGTTTCCTGGAAGAAGTCGGCCAGCTGACCGGGCTGCACGGACGTATCCTGCGTGAGCACGAGGCCGGTGAGCCGGCCCGGCGCGCCGCCCGCCCCGATGACGCCGGGCAGCATCTGCACGATCTGGTCGATCGGAATGGTAGTGGTAGGCATACGCCCTTTCTCCTTGTGCGCGCGGCGGCGCGCGGTTGAATTAAACTATCGCTTCGCGCGATTCTATCACTCGAATCAATCGAGCGGAACAATGTCGACCGGCGTCGCCGTCGTCGCGGGAGCTTCGGTGAAGAACAGCTGCGGCGCGGTCGCCACCTGGTTGACCTGCGCGTGCAACTTCACCATGTACCGCTGTTCGTATTGACCTTCGCCGTTGACGATGTTCAGCTGCTGCGGCTGATCGGCGTAAAGCGGGATCAACGCGGTGCCGCGCAGCGCGTCGGCCGACCACATAGTGCGCCACATCGCGGCGATCGTATTCGCCCAGTCGGGCGCCTGCGGGCCGTAGCAGTCGACCTGATACCAGTACCCGGTGTGCAGCTCGTTCGCGACGGTCTGAGCCGTCGCGTCGTAGCTGCGGATCGTCTGGTTGAGCGCCTCGCGCACCCCCGGGCGGATCAATGCATAGGTGCCGTACAGCGTCGACGTGGCGTTCTGATCGGCCTTCGCGATCTGCGCAGCGGACGCTGGATCGAACAGGGACGTGACCCATTCCCAGAGCGTGTCGAACACTTCATCTTCGGACGGGCGCAGCGTAACGGGATTGGTCATGGTGTCGTGGTAGCGCCAGGCGGCAGCGGCGGCAGGCCGACCGGCAGGTTGGCGCCGTTCTGCAGGTAGGAGAGCAGCGTCTCGATGTTGGCGGCGTTTAGCTGCTGCGTGACCTCGAAGGCGCACCAGTCCGGCCACCACTCGAGGAACTGCGTGATGTACCACCAGCCACCACGGAACGCCGCAAAGTCGCCGCCCTTGCCGAGCGGGCGCGACAGGTCGTCGAATTTGCCGTAGGCGTAGACGGTCAGGAATGAGTTCGTGTACAGCGCGCCGCGCTCGTGCTGCAGCGGCGTGTGCTTCTGCGCCTGGATTTGCAGCTGCGCGTTGACGCTCGAGAACATCGGCGTGAGGATGCCGCGCACGTTCGTGCGCCCGGTCGACACGAACATCGTGCCCGGCTCATCCGGGTTCACCTGCGTAATCGCGCCGCGTACGATGTCGTGCAGATTCACTTGACAATCTCCTGCTCGATCGAATTCAGCAGATGCGACGTCCAGATCAGCCCGTGGTTGAAGCCCTTCTTTCCGGCCCAGTCCGCGTTGTTGTCTGCCGGCCACTCGCTGATGGTCGTCTTGATGTCGTCCTTCATCGCCTGCCCGATCTGGCCCATTGCGACCTCGGCATCGTAGCCCATCGTCATCATGACGGTGAGCCCTTTGATCCATTCGGCGCTGCGGTCGGCAATCGTCTTTTCCATGAACGGCCGCGCCGGCAGTTTCGAGGTACCGTAATTGAGCGCCATCGCGATCATGGCGACGGGCAGGCCGGCGCGCGGGTCTTTCTTCAGGATCGTGCCATCGGCGAGCTTCTTGCCGGACTCATCGGGATACGTCGCGCCCGCGAGCACGCCGGCCTTCACCGACATTGACTTGTATCGATCCTTCGGCAGGGTGAGCCCGCGACGCGTGACGCTCATACGCCGCCTGGAATCTGGATAGTCGGCTGACCGTACGCGCGCGCCGTGCCGATGCCGCTGCCGCCGCTGACCATGTAGCGCGCGCTGCGATAGTGCGCCGTCGCCATCCAAAACATCGCGCCGTACTGCGTCTGGTTGTACCAGGGCGCAATGGCCGAGCCTTGCGGCAGCGCATATTCGAACGACGACGACACGGTGCCTTCCGTCGCGCTTGACAGGCGGCCAGGCGGCCGGCTGTTGGCCGACGTCGGCGCGGCGCTGAACAGCGTCAGCAGGTGTGCGACGAGCATGTTGAACAGCTCGCGCAGCACATTGTCGTCCGTCACGGGCGAGCCGCCCGTGTTGTCGAGCAGCGCAGCTTGCGCCTGATTGAACATCGCCTGCAGGCGCGGCGTCGGCACCGTCGCAAACTCGGGGTATTCGGCGATGAAGCCGGCCGGGTCGAACGTGATGCGATACGGGGGCGTGCTCATCAGGCGTCTCGCTTACTCGGCGTTCGGGTCTTTCGCGCCTTCGCGCTGGATCGTCACGCCGCCGTGGATGCCCGGATTCTTCGGGTCGATCGGGTTGAAGCCGGCGTTGACCTGTTCGCGTTCTTCTGCCATCGCGGCAGCGTCGTCGGCATCTGCGAACGCGAACACGTGTTCGTTGCGCAGCCACTTCGCTTCGGCGTAGACGACCTGAATCGCATCCCAATCCTTCGCGGGGATATAGGTCATGCCGTGGCCGGCGACGGCTTGGCGCGAGTGCAGACCGTTCAGCTCGATTGTGCGGCCATCGGGCATGCGCACGTTCAGGCCGTGCGGCAGCTTGCAGGCAACGCGCACCATGCCGTTACCGGTTTTCTTCTTCGACTCGACTGCGGCCATGTGCAGGGCTCCTTGACTTGTGAAATGAATTCGGGGCGAACCTTGAAGGGTACGCCCCGAACGTTAGCACAAGTCTATCGGAATGTCACGGTCGATAGCCTCTCGCATTCGCCCCGTCGCAATCAATGCGTAGTCCGCGTCCTTTTCCATGCCAATGAAGCGCCGGCCGGTATTTATGCACGCCACGCCCGTGGTGCCGCTGCCCATGCAGTTGTCCAGCACCGTGTCGCCTTCGCTGGTATACGTGCGGATCAGATACTCCATCAGCGCGACGGGTTTTGCAGTGGGGTGTAGATTGAGTTGATCTGTAGAAAATTCCAGCAACGAATGCGGATAATTCGTGAATTCTTGTGTGTATTCGCCATGGCTTCCGCGCTTTGAGAACATCGCATCCGTATTGTATGTTTTCATTTTGCGTGGCTCGATCCTGGTCAAGCCTTGCGGGTTGTACGTCATGCGTAGCTTAAACTGCGAAGCATGTACCGTAGTGCCAGGCGAAAATACAAGTACACTTTCATGTTTTGGCATCGGCTTGTTCTTCGCGTGCGCGAAATTAGTGGGTCGATTCTTCGCCCATACCCAATCGTATTTGAACCATTCGAAGTTTGACGCAACGAGCGCGCTGGTGAAAGGCTGCGCAGCCGTGAGGACGACCGCACCGCGCGATTTTACGATGCGCCGGTATTGAGCCCACAACGCATCGAACGGGAGTACAGAATCCCACGCGCATGCGGTCGTGCCGTACGGCAAATCGCACATTACCATGTCCACGCTGGCGTCAGGTAGCAGGCGCATCAGGTCTAGGCAGTCGCCCCAATACAGCTCATAGTTGACGTGCTTGTCGATCAGCATAAGTATCACGTATTGAACAGTTGATAGCGGCGCGCGTACGCGCGAAAGCCCGCATCGCCGCCACGGCGCGCCGCCCAGCGCCGCAGTCGCAGGTAATCAACTCGATCGCGCTCGGCAGCGCGCTCGGCGCGCTCGAGCAGGCGCGCATCCGCCGCTTCACGTGCGGGGCGCATTGGCGACGAGCCATGCGTGCAACGTGCTCAATTCGAGCGCCACGGCGCCCCGGTCGCGCGCCTCGAGGTAGCCGATCGCATACGACAGCGCGCCGATCTTCGCCTGTCGCAACGGCGGCACTCCGGCGGGGCACTCGTCGGCTACCGGCGGCTGCGCACTGCATTGCGCAGCCATCGAGCGGATCGCGGCGACAGCGGCGTCTTTTGCGCACGTTTGAGGCGTGCGCGGGCGCCAGTCGAAGCCTGAACCATCGAGCGCATCCGTAATGGCGATCCAGGTTTTGAAGTGCTGCGAGTTGGCCGGTGCAGATTCATCAAACGGCGAATCGGTCGGTTTGAACTGTGCGCGCAGATCGGCGATTATCGCCACTAAGTCGATGTGCGCCATATCCAGACCGGCAGCATGCAATCGCAGCGCAAACTGTTCCAACTTCTCGATAGGTGTCATGTCAATCTCCGTTTGTGAGTCTACAGGTTATCTATATGTAACGGCTATGTCAAGCATACCGACGAAAAGAAACCGCCCGAAGGCGGTTTCTCGCGGCAACGCCCGACGATTAGACGCCGATCATCTGCGCGACGGCGAACGGGCGGAAGATCACGGCGCCCCACGTGCCTGCCGACTTCTTCTGACGGAAGTACGACGAGTAACGCTCGATGGAGTGCGCACGCATCTTTTCCGTAAAGCCGCAGGTCGCCGTGTCCTTGCCTTCGACGCGCGGCGCCCAGAGCTGCACGAGACGGCCCGACGCCGTGTCGTATTCCGGGATCGTCACGAATTCCAGCTTCGGGAAAATATCCTTCAGCTTCGCGGCGGCGGCCAGACCGTACTGGTTCGTCTTGCTCAGGTCGGACATCGCCGTCGGCGGCAGACCCATGCGCAGGACGTCCTCCTGCGTGATGATGCCCTGCGATTGCGTCTGCAGCACCTGGAACAGCGCGACGACTTCGTTCACGACCGCTTCGACTGCCGGCGAACCCGACCATGGCGTCGTAGCGGTGATCGGCGCGGACAGCGACGGATCGTTGATCAGGCCGTAGTTCTCGAGGCCGGCCACGCCGAACAAGTACGAGCCGTTCAGGAACTTCGCCAGGCCGAGCGCGGACGAGTAGTTCAGCTCGCTCGCCAGATCGACGCGGCCTGCGCCGGCCATTTCCAGCTCGCGCTCGCCCCATCGCGTCCACGTCTGGAAGAAGTACGACTGGCGTTGCGGGTAGTTGATATTCGCGCCGCTGTCGCCGTCGGACGAGTAGTCGCCATACGTGGCAACCTTCGTCGTCGGCTCTGCGGTGATGAACGCCGCGACCAGCGTCGTCCAGTCGCCTTTCTTCGACTCGCCGACGAGCTCGGCGGCCTTCATCGGGGCGACGAGGATGTCGATAACCGCCGGGTCGACGTAGGTCGTCAGGTAGTTCGGGATGCCCGACGAGCCCGTCGACGACAGGTGTGGCGACAGGTCGGCCGCGTCCATCGCGTACTCGGTGAGCGGCGTCGAGACGTTTTGAACGCTGCGTGGCAGGATGACGCCGGCCCGCGCGAGGTTCTGAATACGTTGTGCGTCACGCATGTTGCAGTTTCTCCTTGATGTAGGTAGGCGGCGCGCGGGGCTCGCGCCCCGCTATGCGTTACGCGCCCGTATTCGAAATCTGGATCAGCGAGTTGACCGTGGCCGATTCACTGATGAGGATGTAGCCCGTGTCGAGCAACGTCGCCGATACGGTGCCGCCGACGTTGATCTGCCCGGCCACCACGTCCCACAGGATTTTCGTACCTCGCGACGGCGAGCCAGCCACAACGTCCGCGTTCGCGAAGAAGTCGCCCGTGCCGAACAGCGCGACCGGCATACCCGGCTGGATCGTGTTGCCGAATTCAGCCAGATACGCGACGATCTGAGCATTCATTTCGCGATGCACGAAGCCGATGCGCGACGTCGAGCTCGGCGCGGCGCCCGGCTTGCTCGTGACGGTGCCGTCGGCGTTCAGCACGGCGAACGTGCCGACCGTGACGCCGCTCGAGTCCGCGATCATCTTGCCGTTGGACGACAGCTTGTAGATCATCGGGTTCGAGCTGGCGAAGTCGCCGGCAATGCCTTGCGCCGGCGTGATGTAGACCTGTTTTTGAAACGGCATTGCTGTTTCTCCTTGTCTGGTTAAGGTATCGCGGCTGCGGCGCGGTTAGCCGCGCACCTTGATCTTGGCGAGGTTGGCGTCGATGCGCGACGCGGCTTCGTTCGCGCCGGCGCTGTCCATCGCGTGCGCGGGCTGGATCGTGCGGCCGTGCGCGGCGGCGACCGACGCGGCGTTCGCGGCTTGCCAGGCGGCGCGCTCGCTGCCTTTGGCGACCTGCGACACGTCGACGCCGATCTGCGTGAGCGCCTCGCGGTAAATCTGGCTTGCGCTGTCAAGCGCAATGTCGCCGCCGAGCACGTAACGCACGTCGCGCTTTGCCTGCTCGACCGCAGCTGCGCGCTTGCGTTCGTTCGCGACGGCAGTGTCGATCGCGGTGCGCACCGACTTCGCATCCATCGCGCCGAACGGGGGCGCCTCGCCGCGTGCGGCATAGCCTTCGTGCGGATTCGGCTTCACGGTCGGGTTTTCACCGCCGGCCGGATTCAGCTCGTTGTCCTCGGCGCTTTCGTGTTCGTCGTCGGCGCGCGGCGTCGGGCCTTCTTCCTCGTTGTCCTCGGCGCCCGGCATCTCGTTGTCCTCGCTGCCCTGCGGGCTGCGCACGCCGTCCGGTTCGCCGTCTTGCGCGCCAAGTGCGGGCGCCGCACCGCCGCCGAGCTGCTCGAGCTTCTGCAGAATCGCTGCGTGCGCCTGCGCGTTTTGCTCGACGAGCTGCTTCAGCGCGGCACCAATCGTGGCGAGTTCGTTGCCGCCACCTTCAGCGCCAGCCGGCGCGGCATCGGCCGGTTGCGCACCGGCTGCCGGCGGCGCGCCTGCGCCCGGCTGTTTGTTTTCGGGAAACGGCATAGCGTTATCTCCATTCAGGGTTGGATTCGGCGCACGCGGTTCGCGAAACGCCGCGTCGGCGACATGAGCGCCGGATGCGCGCCCGTCGTCAACGAGCGCCACATGGTTGCCACGGATAGCCGTCATCCGGCCGTCGTATGCCTGCCCGTCCGCGTCGCCTGAGCGCATGACGGGCACGTAGCGGTAACCGCAGGAAAGGTCGGACAGCTCATCCGATTCGATTAGGTCGATCGCGTGACCGTCCCACACGAGCAGGTCGCCGCGCAGGTGTTTGCCGTCGAACCGCACGTTGTGTACCGAACCGCCGACGTACTCTTTGCGCGGGTTGTCGGCCGTCTGCGCGACGTGCTTGATCATGAGGGGCAGCCCCTCGAACGACTTCAGCGTGTCGGGATGCCCGAGCTCGGTCGGATCGCGGTACAGGTCGTAGACGCGATTCGGATCGAGGCCCAGGTCGGCATAGCCGACCACTTCGCGACCGCGATACGGGTTCACCTCAGCCGTCGACAAGATGCAGTCGCGCACGCGCATGCGGCCGTCGGCATCAAAGCTGCGCGCGGTCTGCTTGTCGAATGCGAAACATACTTCGGGCATGTGTCAGGGACGCATCAGTATCACGTTACGCGGCATCTTAGCACGCCCTTAGCGATTTGCAATCGTCTCTATCCGATCGATTGGAAGTATCAATTGGATTGGTAAAGGTTAGGTAAATACAATGTAGTTACTTTAACCGGAGGAACGATGCTTACTATCCCGTCGCACAAACTCAAAGCCGCTCTGACACACGCCGCCAAGCAGGACATTCGCTACTACCTGAACGGCATCTTGCTCGAAGCGGCGGTAAATGGCGACCTGCATATCGTCGCAACAGACGGCCATCGCGCGTTTATCGGGCGCATCGCAGGCGGTGCTACGAGCTGGCCTGAATTCACGTCGCTGATTATCCCGACCGATGCAATCAAGGTGGCGGCGAAGAAAGGTGACGTCACGGTCGCGCCGGCCGGTGCACGCTATGCACTCGGTTCGACGCTGTTCGACGCGATTGACGGTCGTTTTCCCGACTGGCGGCGTATCGTACCGCGCGGCCCGGCGCAACCGAATGAGAACGACTGGAATGCCGACTATTTGGCAGACGCACAGACCGCGTTGCGCACGTGGAGCGGCCGCAAGTACGCTGTCACGCGCTTGACGCCGCGCGGGAAGAACGCCGGCGCGACAGTCACTTGCGCCGACGACAGTGCGTTCTCGGTTCTCGTGCCGGTGCGGTGCGGTAAAGACGAAGTGATCGTTGACGATGCGTTCGAACCTGCCGCTGCACGTTAAGCCGCTTCCCGGTAGGCCCCGGGAAATCCCGTAATCTCGCCAAGCGCGCCCGGGTCGAATTCTCGACCGCCGGGCGTGCGGCCCATTCCGGGAATGATCGTGCGCGACGAACAGCGGCAATTTATGGCCTCACCAGGTAGCACGCTGCCGAACTTATCTCCGAAGTCGATGCCGACCTGCGTGTTGAAAATCCACTTCTCGCGACCCGCGCGCACGTGATTCGGGCGCGGCTCCTTGCCGGCGCTCGAGTGCTGCCAGACGGCCCAATGCAGGCCGAGTTCGCGTTGCCGCGCGCTGTTGAACTGCGCCGTCGCCTTGTTGCACTGGTCGCGCGCGATGAAGGCGGCGCGGTTCGTCGTCACCTTGCCGCGCTCGACGAGCTTTTCTTGCAGCCCTTTCAGGTCGCGGCCCGCGATGAAATGCCGCAGCACGTCGCCTTCGACCGCTGTGTGGTATTCCTGCGAGATCGAGCGAATCAGCGCGACGTTTTCCTGCACCTTCGCCTTCATCACGAGGCGCTGCGAAGGCGTCATGTCGAGCTTGATGTCGAAGCCCGCGTTGCGCAGACGCGATTGCCACATGCGCTGATTGTCGACGTACAAATCCTGAAACGCGCCGGCCGTCACTTCGCGCGCGAACGTGTCGAAGTAGCGCTGCCAGTAGTCGCGCAGGCGCTTCATTTCGTCGAACATATCCGTCGACGCAGCGCCGGGCGGCGTGCTGGCGTCCTGCGCGATGTCCGGCAGCCGACCGGCACCGACGTTCACCTTGAGTGCGCGACCATACTTGCGCTCGATTGAGCGCAAGTACGACGCGGCCATCAGCGCGACGGCGCGCTCCAGCTTGCGCCGGTACATCGCTTCCGTCTGCCGGTCGGCCGAGACGGGCGCGAGCACCTTGTCGTCGCGGCCCGGCATGCGCAGCGGCGCGCGCGCCATTACGCGCGCTCCAGGCGGTCGAGCGCCTTGCACGCAGCGTCGACGATCGCGGCCGTATCGCGGTGCAACGGATGCGGCAGCTCATCCGGATTGAACCAGTCGAATGCGGTGTGCTCGTCGTTCAGTTCGACGTCAAACGGCTCTAAGTGCGCAACGAACGCGTGAAAGAACCCGTCGAACTTACCGAGCGGCACGAGCTCGCCGTCGTGGTCGTAGCCAGTTTCCTCTCGTGTCTCGCGCCGAGCCGCTTCTTCCGGCGTCTCATTGCCTTCGACCTTGCCGGCCGGCAACCCCCAATCACCTGCAGGGCGCTTCATCAGCAGTACTTTGCCGTCGACAACGTACACGGCACCGGCGGCGCGCATTGCGGCGTCCTGCGCGCCAGCCTCGCGCGGGTTGACGTTCGCATTCACGTTCGCGACGGTCGGGGGCGCCGTAGCGCCCGCCCGCGCCCCGCCCGGCGCGCCAGTGTCGCCGCCTTCGGCCAAGCGCTGGACGTAGGTGAGCACACCGTCGATATCGTCGTCGGCCGGCACGCCCGGGTCGTCATTCGCGTCCAGCTTGCCGGCATACGGGCCGTCCGGCTCGGTGTTCAGGCGTGCCGCTACCTGATCGGGGCGGATCACCTGTTCCTGCACGTACAGTACGTCCGACTGCGCCTGCTTGTAACGCGACTCGGCCACTTCGAGGTCGTCGAGTTCGCGAAGCGCGTTCCATTGCCATTTGATCGACGGGTCGACCGCGCCGAACAGCGACAACTGGATCATCACGATCACATCGTTCATCAGCTGCTGCAACGCGTTACGCTGGTACGCGCGCACGTAGTCGTACCAGACGCGAATCTCGCCTTCGCTCGATGCGTTCAAGCCGGTCGGCGTGATACCGAGCAGCTTGATCAGCGGAATGTGCGAGACGGCGCTCATCTGCTCCTGGGCCTGGGCCTGCAGTGCGTCGAGCCCGGATAGCGGCGTGTTGAACTGGAAGAATTCTTCCGTCGCCTTGTCGAGGAAAAGAATGTTCCGGTTGTCGCGATAGCGGTTGATCAGCTCGGCGCGCATCGACAAATCGACGTTCGCGCCGGGCATCAACGCCTGCGCGAGGTCCATCAAGATGCCCGACACGCTGAACTGCTTGACGATGTCCGACACCGACTGGCGTGTGCGCAGCCAGTTGTCGATGTACGGCATCGCGAGCTGCGTCATGCTGATGCCGGCGAACGAATACGTCGGCTTGAGCATGTCGCCGACCGGGCGCGATACGATCGTGTGCAGGCGCGTCGCGTGGACTTCGGTGCCGATCATCCACCACGTCGAGGGTTTGTAGAAGTCGTCCGCAACGGGGTTGATCGAATTGTAATTGTTCGGCGTCACCCAATACGGCTCAACGACACGCAGACCTTGGAACGACCCTTTCGGCACGGTGTACGGGCGCGGCACGAGCGGCGTGTCCATGATCTGGTCGTCGCCTTTGATCTTGAAATACGGGTGCGCGCGGCCGAACGCCTGATCATGGATGACGGTCGTGCGCACCGCGTCGCGAATGCGCAGGCGTTCGATCTCGTCATTGATCTGCTTCAGCTGGTCGCCGTCCGACGTGCTCGCGGCGTTGCCGCCGGCGGCCAGGCCGGATGTGTCGGCTTTCTCTTTCGTGCCGCCGATCGCTTCGCCCCAAGTGCGGATGCACTCGTCGGCGAGCACTTCGTGCATCGCGCGGTACTCGGGCAGCTGCGCGAGCAGCACGAGCGTAGGAAAGCCCGGGAAACCGGACGACGTGACGAACGATAGCGCGTCCATGCTCGTGCCGTTGAAGTCGAGCGCGTAGGACGCCGCGCGCCGCTCGCGCGGCGTGTAGTTGCTCACGTCCACTTCGAACTGGCGCGCGAGGCGCAGCGACGGCGACGGTTCGGCGACGGGCGCCGCGTCGAGCGCATTGAGCGCGCCGCGCCGCGCGAAGTCGGCCGGCACGGGCTGCGCGGCGGCCGTCGCGATCGTAGCCGCAGCGGCCAACGCGGCCGCCTTGGCGACTTCGGGCCGGCGGCCGGTGCGCGCGAGCTGAGTGCGCTTCTTTGCGTTTCGTCGGGACATGGTTATGCCTTGTTCAGGATATCTCGTGTGATCATAGCAGCGATGGGGGTGCGCAGGCAAAGCTGATGCAGCGCGATCGTCATACCGTCGACGCTATCGTCGTGGCCCGTGACCGTATCGGGAAAGCTCGTGATTTCGTTGACGACGGGCCCGATGCCGGGCCGCTCGTCCGGGTGCGGCAGCATGACGCAATTGTTCGACCAGACCCATGCGACGGCGTGCGCGCGCGCCTCTTTCGAGCCGAGCGGCGGCACGCCTTCGAGCATCGGGAAGTGCTTCTTCAGCATGTCGATCAGCGCGGCGCCGTTCGCCGCTTCTTCGATGTAGACGCGCGACACGGCGGCATGCTTGCGCTTCAGGTCGGCGATCGCCTGCGCGGTCGCCATGAAGGCGAGTTTCTCGCGCCGCCAGTCGATCAGCCACACACGCTCGTCCGCTGTCTTGCCCCACACGCCGACGAACACGAAGTCGGACGCCTGGCCGTCCTTGAACGTCGCATCGCACGACATGATCACGCGCACGAACTGTTTCGGCAGTTCGGCAACGCGATAGTATTGCAGGTGATCACGCGGAAAGATCGCGCCGAATTCGGACAGCGGTACCTGCTGGTACATCGCCGACCACCAGAATTCGCTGATGTTGCGGCGCATTTCGCGCAGCTTGTCGGCCGAGTGCAGGTGTGGCACGAGTGCGCCAAGCGGCAGGTCGGGATTGTAGCCGATCTGATCCGGGTCGTTCAGCGCGGGGAACGACAGCAGCGTGAAATTCGGTTGGCCTTCCATCTTTCGCCGCACGCGCGCGAGCAGGTCATTCGCAGACCACGGCGTGCCGATCAGAATGACGCCGGAGAGCTGCTGCAGGCGCGTCAGCAGCACCGAGTCGTACCAGTTTTCCAAGCCGTCCTGGACGACCGCCGAGAGCGCCTCTTCAGCATTCTTCGTCGCGTCGTCGATGATACCGACGTCGATCGAGAAGCCGGTTAGCGGACCGCCGACGCCGACGCCGCGAAACTCGCCACCTTCCGGTACATCGAACTCGTTCGACGTGTCCTTGTTGCCCTTGAAACCAATCAGCGAAACGTGCGGGAACACGGCCCGATAGACGGGTTCCTTCATGATCGACTTGGCGTCGGTTGAGTTGCGGCGAGCGAGCGGCAGTGCGTAGGTCGCGTTCGCAATCCGCACGGCCGGCAGCAGGCCGGTCAGACGGCCGTACAGATAGGGTGCCAAGCAGCGCGAAATGAGCGACGATTTGCCGTGCTGCGGCGGCGCGGTCAGCATCAGCACCGGGCGCTTGCCGTCGAGCAGGTCGTCGATGAACTTGTCGATCTCGGCGCAGACGCGCGCGCTGAACGCCGAATGCTTGTAACGTGGCCGGTGCACAAGCGAAACAAACGCCGCGAAGTTCGTGCGCGCCAGGTTGATGAGGAAGTCAACGGGGTCGATCGACGCGCTTGGCGTGCCGAGCGCAACAGGGCTGCTCGCGGCGGTCACCGGCGGCGCGTCAAGCGCGATGTTAGCGGGCATCGAGCAGCCCCATCGTGGCGAGCTCCTTAAGCTGCTCGATCACGGTCGCACGCTGCTCGTCGGTCACGGTTTCGGCGAACGTCGTGCCGTTGGCGACCTCGATCACGGCTTTGTCGAAGCCGAGGAGCTTCACGAGCATCGCGAACGCTTTGTCTTTGCTACGCATCTTTGGGACGATGACGCCGTGCTTCACGTCGAAGCCTTCCACGTAGCGACCGAATCGTCGCGACTTCAGCAGGTCGTGATCGATCTCGAAGCGTTCGATCGCGCCGACGCCTGCGCACGTTCCGCAGGTCATCATTGTCCCGTCATCTTCCTTGTGCGAGCCCGCGAGCGAGCCGCCGTGACCGCCATCGTAGACGATGCGACCGCCCACGGTGCCATCGCCGCCACAATCGGGGCAAGTCACGGTGCGCACTTTCAGCAGGTCGGCCAGGTTCTCGTTGATCAGGTCAACGAGGTCTGCGACGAGCGAGGCTTTGATCGGTTGCAGGTCTGCCATGCATGCGAGTGTAACGCAATCGTCAATGCAAAGCGATAGACGCAGGCTATGGCGAACTGCACTTTGACTGACCTTTGATGCGAACTTTACTGAATTTCACCACTTTGGTGCACGCCAGTGACAGATGACAGATAGTGACAGCAAATTCCTTATGAGACCTCTGTAAACCTAAAAATGACGAAAGTTGTTATTGAGAACTATTCCATACTTTCTCTCTTTTCACTCTACTACTTATTGTTGTTGTATCTGTCATCTGTCATTCATTCATTCATAAGAAGGGTTATATATAATAGAATCAAAGGGTTAAGGTAGTGACAGATAGCCGATGACAGATGATGACAGATAGCCTATCCGTCACTAGCGAAGTGCGACTAAACGCTGGACAAAGCGCGAACGTATGCTAAGATTGCGCGACCTACAACACCAAGGACAAGTCATGTCGAATCCCGGCGTCGTCGAACATTCCACACTCTCTGTCTCGGGCCGCGAGCGGTGGCGCAACTGCCCGGCGTCCGTCACGCTGTCGAAAGGCATGCCGGACAACTCGTCGCCCGCTGCTGCTGAAGGCACATGTGCGCATACGGTCGGTGAGTTCTACGTGCGACAGCACTTCGACCTGCCCGGTGCTGCACCGCGCGGTGCGGAAGCACCGCCGCAATCCGTTCCGGAAGGACTCGATCTGAAGGGCAAAACCGTTGAGGAATGGAACGACGATCTGCGCCGACACGGCAAGGCGTACCGCGACTTCATCATTTCACTCATCCCGCCGGGTGTCGAAGCGTTCGTATCGCTCGAGCAGCGCGTCGCGGCCAAGGCGATCGACGGGCGACTGTTCGGCACGGCCGACTGCCTGATCTGGTGCCCGGGCGCCCGCGTGTTAATCGTGGTCGACTACAAGTACGGCTTTATGGTTGTCGACGTCGGTACAGCCGAGAAACCGAACGCGCAACTCGCGGCATACGCCGTCGCCGCGCTCGACTCGTGCACGCTGCAGGCCAATGGCGTCATGCTCGCGGTGTTCCAGCCGCGCCGGAACATCGGCGAACCGGGCCACAAGGTCTACCTGTCAGCCGAACACGTCACCGCCGAGCAGCAGCGCATGCGCGAGGAAGTCGTGCGCGTCGATATGGCGGCCAACTTCGCGCCGATCGGCAATGACCCGACAAATCCCTACATCGTCGCGGGCGACCACTGCCGCTACTGCAAGGCAAAGCCGGCCTGCCCGCGCATGCAGGACGCGCTGCAGATTGCCTTCGACGTGAACGCCGGCCGGCGCAGCGTCCTCGACATGCCCGAGGATGATCTGATCGCGCTGTATAGCGCACGCAGCGGCGTGAAATCGTTGTGGGAGGACGTCGAGCAGCGCATCGAACTGCTCGCACAGCGCGGCCACGACGCGCTGACGATCAAAACGTCGCCCGGGCGCCGGATGTGGCGCAACGCGAAGGCCGCCGCGCTCACGCTGCTTGCGCTCGACCGCACCGATCTGCTGCAGCCGGTCGCACTGTCCGAAGCGATCGCGCACATTCCCGAAGCGTTGCACGACGATCTGATCGGCAAATCACGCGACTCACAATCGATCGTCGTGAAGACGCCGGCCGCGCCCGGTGCCGTGGCCGACACGTTCGCGAAATACGCGAAAGGTGTTGACACGACACAGGACAAGGCTTAAAGTTGTGCTTACCGCGCGGCCTTCGACAGGGACTGGCCGACTCCAGGTGGTGCGCAAGCATTCAGCCGGCGCCGCGCGGTAATTGCAAGCTGTTAGCCAAGGTGGTGGAACGGTAGACACAGCGGACTTAAAATCCGTCGCGCCATCGGCGCGTGCCAGTTCGAATCTGGCCCTTGGCACCATCCACTAGCCTTAAACTTTGGTAACTCTTTCTTTAATCTTCGAACAAGGAAACGCATGTCCACCATTGACAAACTCGCCGGCTACGAAGCCATTCTGACGCACCACTCGATCATCACGCCCCAGATCAACAAGCTCAAGCCGACGAAGCCGGCCGAGTTCTACGCGCTGATCGCGCTGCCCGCCGCTGCACAAGCCGATCTCTGGGCAATTCTCTGCGAGCGCGCTACGTCCGCATTCGGGCATGCGAACAACTTCGAGCACGGCATCAAGACGAACGCCACGAGCAAGAAGCCGATTGCCGGCGTGCCGGGTGATGCGCTCGTCGTGCGCGCGGCATCGCAATACGCGCCGGAAATCTACGACGCCGACGGCACGCTGCTGAATCCGCAGAACCCTGCACACCTGCAAACGATCAAGGCGAAGTTCTTCGCCGGCACGCGCGTGCGCACGATCCTCACGCCGTTCCACTGGACGTTCCAGGGGCGTAACGGCGTGTCGTTTAACCTCGCCGGCATCATGCTCGTGCCGTCCGAAGCGCAACGCCTCGCGATCGGCGGCGTCGACACCGCGAGCGCGTTCAAAAAGTTCGCGCAACCCGGCACCGGAGGCGTACCCGCCGCTGCCGGCACGCCGACGGACGCTGCAGCGGCCTTCGCAGCCGGCGGCAACCCGGGTGCGGCAGCCGGCGCGGCGGCGAATCCGAACCCGTTCGTGCAACAAACGACCGGCGCGGCAGGCGCGGGCGGCAACCCTTTCCTGTAAAGCGTCCCGACTGGTACGACCCATCGAAAGACGATTGGGACGCTGATATACCGTTCTGAACCGACGCCCGCCTCGTGCGGGCGTTTCTACACCCGACTATGCTCGAAAATCTCAACACGCGCACGTTGCGGCTCCCCTTCCCGCCATCGCTGAACCGCGCTTATCGCGCGGCCGCAGGGCGCGTGCTGCTATCGAAGCCCGCGCGGCAGTACGCAGTTGCCGTGCGCAACGCATTGCCGCCGGGGCGCCCAGAACGCATCGAAGGCCGCCTGTTTGTGGCGATCGAGCTATGGCCCCCGGCGAAACTTGCGAACAAAGCGTGGGACGTGGCGAACCGCGAGAAGCTGATCTGCGATGCGCTGACAAAAGCAGGTTTCTGGCGCGACGATTCACAAATCGATTCGATCTCGATCATGCGTTGGCCCTACGCAGAGACGTCGCCACTCGGCGCGGCCCGTGTGACCGTCACGATTCTTTCAGCTTGACATTTTAGATAACACCTGATAACTTTCAGCTTACTTTCAGGGATAGCTATGGGCAAAGACAAGTTCATCGAAAACGCCAATGGGATTCTCGCGGCGTTCCGCACGGCGCTCGAGCAATACGGGCTGGACGTGACGAACATGCACGCATCCGGCGACCTGGTGCTGCTCGCGAGCAAGCACACGGCCGTCTACGGAAAGAAGCTCGAACCTGGCGTCGAACCGAAGTTCAACTTCGTCGACATCGCGCTCGAGCAGTTCAACTCGCAGTTGACGATTCTGCTGATGCGCTATGCCTACGCCGCGCTACCCGCGACGTTCACGCGCGTGCCAGCGCCTCCGGGGGTATCCGCATGATCCAGTTCTATGCGATCGGCGCTGGCGCGCTGGCGGCGCTCGTGGCCGTATGGGCAATCGTTCGCAAGCTGATGGGCGCCGGTCGCACGGTCGGCGCGGCACAAGGGGAATCGCGCGCGATCAACGACGCGAACAAGGTCACGGCGAGCGCGGCGAGCGCGGCCGACGCTGGCCGTCAACAGCTCGCCACGGAGATACAGGACAATGCGCAAGCTTCTGACGATTATGCTGCTCGCGTGCTCGGCGCTGGTGGCGTGCAAGACGGCGCCGCTGCCGTCAACGACGCGATCGGCCGCTCCAACGCACGGGATCGTGCCGCGCGTTGAGTGCGATGCGCTGCTGACCGATGCCGGCCCGATCCCTGCGTATCCTGTCCTGGCTTCTGGCGCGAGTGCGACCGATTACGCCCGCGCTCAGCAGCTCTGGGCCATCCGCGCCGTCCGCATCATCGACGACGAGCGCGCCGGGCGGCGAGCCGCCGTCGAGTGCTTTGCCCGACTGCGCGCTGTCGGCCTCATCCACTGAATCCAACCTGAAGGAAATTGCAACTATGCTTCCCCGCCTCAGTCTCACCTCTCTCGCAACCTCGATTGCGGCCGACTTGCCGAACATTGAATCCTTTGGTGCAAATGCCGCACTCGTCCACTATTTCGTCGCGGATGTCATCGAGGCAACCGAAAAAGCCTACTCGGCCGCCGGCTCGGGCGCACACAAGAAGGCGGCAGTAATGGGCGCGGCTCGCGCTTTCGTGGCGGCGATCGACCGCGACTGGCCTACGATCGCGCCGCACATCGACTCCTTCATCGAAACCACTATCGGTGCATATAACCTCGCCGCGACGTGGTTGCCAGGCTTGCCGGCCGTGCCGACGGGTACCGCGACCGGCTTCGTGAACGCCGTCGAAAATGAAGTTAAGGCCGTGGCCGCAGTGGCCGCGCCGCTCGTCACCGCCTTCGAAAACACGTTCGGCGGCGCGAAGCCTGCGCCGGTCGTGACGCAGCCGGTTAGCGTCCCGGCGGCTGCCGCGCAACCGCTGCCGGCCGCCGCCGCGCCGTTCGCTGGCGGCCTGTAACATGGCCGCGCCGCTGATCGTCGGCGCGTCGGGTCGCGCCGTGGTGTTTCTGCAGGCGCGGCTCGGCCTCGCGCAGTCGGGCCAATTCGACGCGAGCGTCGCAACGGCGCTGCGCCAGTGGCAGGAGGCGCACGGGATGACGCCGGATGGCGTGTACGGATCGCAGACGAATGCGGTGATGACGGCGCGCGCGCTGCCGGACATCGCCGACGCGGCTGCGCGCCTGAACGTCGACACGCCTGCGCTCCAAGCCATTATCCAGGTCGAGACAACGGGTAGCGGCTTCCTGCCCGACGGGCGGCCGCGCATCCTGCTCGAACGCCACAAGGTATGGGCGGCGACAAGCCCGGCGCAGCGCGTGCTACTTGGCGCGCAGGATTGCAACCCGACGCCCGGCGGCTACGCCACGGGGCCGGACGCAAACGCGCGCGGCGCGGGCGAGTGGGTGCGTTTCGAGCGCGTGGCAGCCGTCACGGGCGACGAAGTGGCCGCGCAGTGCTGCTCCTGGGGACTCGGGCAGGTTATGGGCGCCAACTATGCGACGTGCGGCTTCACGAACGCCGTCGGTCTGATGTTCGCGAGCGCCCTGAACGAGCGCGCGCAACTTGACGTGATGGTGCGCTTCGCGCTGCCGCAGGCCGGCCTGCTCGGGGCATTACGTGCGCATCAATGGGCGGCCGTCGCGCGCATCTGGAACGGGCCTAACTTCGCGATCAACCAGTACGACACGAAGCTGTCCGATGCGTACACCACATTGACGTCGCGATAATAAAAGCTTGACACAATGCCCGACAAGTCGTTACGATTGTCGGGCCTTCTTCTTTCAGGCGCAAATAATGAGTCAGCTGGATATTGATTGGAGCGCGGCGCCGGAATGGGCAAATTGGGCGGCGCAGGACGCGGACGGAACTGTACAAGTGTTCGAATGCCGGCCGATTGCCTATGCGACTCGCGAAGTGTGGCGTGATTTCACTGTCGACGGGCGCGTCGAACGCGTATCGTCCGAATCGCCGACTACGGCCATCTGGACAGCAACGCTTACGCGACGCCCGCCCGCATTTGACAAAGAGCAACCCGCCGCAAATTTCGATCCGGAAGGCATGCTGCGCGCGCAGATCGGCCATTTGCTCGAAGATATGACGGCCGAGCAGCTCGACGCGCTCTATGCGCACGTGCGCCAGCAGCTCGACGCAGCGAAGTTCGACGAGCTCAACCGCCAGCTCGACAAGCCATTCGGCGAAGTGCCGCGCGAGTGGCAGCTGAAAGCGTTCGAGGCATTCCTCGACGGCAATCCCATCGAATACCGCGACGCGGCGCGCGCTACAAGCTGGTTCGCTGCGCATAGCCCCAATTGGGCGCCGTTCTTGCGCTACCGTGTCAAACCGAAACAATCGTAACCGGTTGTAACGTTGCGCAGAAACGACAAACGGCCCGCACTGCGGGCCGTTTTCTTTGCGTCGGCGCGAATCAGCGCGCGGGCGTTTTCTCGACGCAGATCACGCGGGCGGACAGATCGTGCACGGCGCGTAGCGCCAGGAAAGAGGCGCCCAGGTTGGCGACCGTCAAGACGAGCACGAGAGCGATAGCGTTTCGGGTGTGGGAGGCGTTCACGATTGCTTCTCCTTGTCGCCGGCGGCAGCCGGCGGCGGTTCGGCGGCTGCGGCCTGCTCGATGCCGAGACGGGCCGCAAAGAGACGTTCAAGATAGCTGATCGTGCGCTCTGCGCCAAGCCAGCCCGAGACGCCGACCATGACGAACGTCCAATCGTCGGACAGACCCGAGGCGTGGCACAACTTCGCCACGAGGAAGCCGACGAAACCTGCGCCGCACGCGCCGAGGATGGCCGTCTGCCAGGTCGAGGCTTCGCGGCGCATGAGCGCACCGATCAGACCGCCGAGGAACGCGATGGCGACCTGCCCGAGGCTCGTGAACATGGTGTCCAGCCGATCATTCATTCTGCGCTCCTTACCAGCCGATGGCGATCCAGTAGAACGTGATGTTGCCGAGCGACGAGCGCGCGGTGAAACCCGCCGTCGTCACGACATCGGCGCTCGTGTTGTTCGCGTCCGTCGGGTTCGTCGCGCCTGTGCGCTGGATGAAGACGCTCAGGCAACCATGCGCGAACGGCTTGGGAAACGTGACTGCAACCGACGTGCCACTCATGACAGATGCGCCTGCCTGAATGGTGAAGCCGCTCGGGTCGACGAACCACGGCGTCGTCGTATTCAGGACTGCGTTCGATGCGCCGCACGTTGCGTACCAGGTGTTCGTCGCGCTGTCGCTCGTGAACGTGAGCGATACGCCCGGATTTTGTCGCGGCCCGGCGATCGGCGCGATCGTACTGGCGCTCGTGACGAGCAGAAGCGCGGTGCTGCCGCTCGAGTTGTGCAGCGTATAGGTCGAACCGTTCGGCAAGCTGTTCGCCGCCGGCAGCGTCGCGGTACCGGTCGCCGAGAGCAGGAAGCGGAACACGCCGCCCGCCTGCACTGCCGTCAGCGTTTGGTTGCCCGTATAGGTGGTGAACCCGTTCGAGTTGCCTTGCTGCTGCAGCTGCATCGGTTGCGTCGGCTGAACAGCGGCGCTAATGTTGCGCGCGGACTGGACGATGTTGGTGCCATCGCCCGTCACGTCGGTCGGTGCGCCGTTTTGCGGAATCGTGATACCCGTACCCGCCGCCGTCTTGATCACGGCGGCGAACGCGCCGGTCGTGTTGTTCGTGACCGTCCAGCCTTTGAGCCAGGTCGGCACGACCAGTGTAAGCGCACTGGTCAACGTCCCTGCGACCGTGATCGAATTCTTGGCCGCCTGCGCGTTTGTGAGCGTCACCGTGCCGCCCGTCAGTCCGGACAGGGCGGTCACGCCGTACTGGTAGCCCGGCACGTACCCGCCGCCGGCCGGATCGGTCGACGTATCGGGGTTGACCGCATTGTTGTCGGCCGCGCTGATCCAGTTGCCGAGGAAGTCGGCACTTTGCAGCACCGCGCCTTTCGGGTAGCCGCCGATCTGCGTAGCTGTCGCGAACGCATTGTCGAAAGCGAAGCCGCCGCCGAGCATCATCCACCAAGCGATGCGCGCGACCTGGTTCAACGCGCCGTTGAAGTCCTCACCTTGCGGCGGAACGCCACCGGCTTCCGGCGGCTGCATCGTGGCCGGCGGAAAACCGAGCGATTGGCTCGCGCGGGTTGCGTCGGAAGTCGTAACGGGCAGCTCGACACGCGACGAGTCGTTCTGCGCGAACGGCACGAGGAATTTTGCGGGCTGGTTGGTTTGTGCGGTCATGTCGATCGCCTCACGCGGAATAGAATGGATTCTGGTTGAAACCGACGACGACGTTCGGGTTCGTGCCGCCGTTCATCGTGCGGAAGCCGAACGGCGCGTACGTCAGCGTCTTGTAGACGTAGTGCGGGTTCGTGCCCGCCGGCTGCGGGAACAGGCCCGACTCGATGATCGCTTTCTCGATCGCTGTCGGAAAAAATTCGTAGTGGTACGCAATGTCCATCGGATGCGCGATGTCGTAGCCGACATAGCACTTGCCCCGATCGCCGAACATCGAGCGCATGAGCGCGTTGATCGACGGACAGTCGCAGCGCGCAATGTTCGCGGCCGCCTTCACGAGCAGCAGTTTCCGGTAGTACGCATCCTGCAGCGCGAATGCGACGGTACCGGCCGCCTGGCCGCCGTAAAACGGCGCTTGCCCCCAGGGCTTCCACGGTGTGCCGCCCGTCGAAAAGAACCCGAAATTGTCGCCCGGCGACTGCGCGACCTGGAACAGCCGCGACCGACCGAGAATGCGCCCCCAGATGTCGAGGCCGAACCCTTGCGCAGTCGAGATATCCCATACGTTCGCGAGGAAGTCTGCCGAGAACTTTGCCGGGTCGACCCACTGGTCGAACGAGGCCAGCAGCGCCAGCAAGACCGGGCTGTTGCTGTACTGCTTCTGGACAGTGCGGCCGAGATAGTCGGTCATTTCAGCATCACACCGCGATCTGCGAAACGCTGACGTTGAGATTGGCGATCGTCGGCTGCTGATCGATGCCCATCGTGATCGACTCGCCGGTCGGGTTCGCGCTCGTACCGATGAAAATGTTCACAGGGATCAGGTTCGGGTTGAGCACGGCCACAACAGGCTTGTACGCGGCGCCGATCAGCTGCATGCCGATCCGCGCGCGCGACAGCGTGATCTTCCCGTCATCGGTCGAGAAGCCGCTCACGAACGCGGCGACGATCGCTTTCTGGATGTCCTGGATGTAGGTTGCGGGCACGTTCGGTAGCTGCGCGACCTGCACGTTGAAGTAGACCTCGACCGTCGGCGGCCGCACGAACCGCACGGGATATTGCGGATAGGGCGGCGGGTAGTTGATGCTGTCCATCACGGTCACGGTCGTCGTGCCCTGCCCGGAGAAGCCGCAGCCGCAGTCGAGCTTCGAGTTGATCGCGAGCGCGACGTCTGCGTCCGCGCCGCCCGTCACGCTGATCGCAACGGAGTGCGCCGGAATCGGGTAGTTCGTCGCGCCGTAGTTGATCGCACTGTCACTGCCGTTGTTGTAGACGTAGCAATCCGTCACCCCGGGCACGGCGAGCACGGCGGCGCGCACGTTCGCGGCCTGCCCGATACCACCGATCGATACGCTCTCCTGCCGCCGCGTCTCGAACTCACTGCGCGACTCGACGTCGACGCCCGCGACGCTGCCATTCGGGTTCGCAATGCCGAGCCAGCCATTGACCTGCTGATAGATTTTCAGCGTGTTCGGCGTCGCAACCGGGCCGACGCCGGCGACGGCCGCGACGTACGTAACGGTCGCGTTGCCGGTCGTCGCATCGTACGTCACGTCGGTTTGGTTCGACCACAGCGAACCGTCCGGCGATCGCGCTTGCAGTGTGCCGGCGGTAGCCGTCACGCCTGGCGTGCCGGTCACCACGACACCCGGAATCGTCGCGGCGACTGCCGGGTTGCGCGTCATGAAGTAGATGCGGCCGAGCGCGTCCTGGTACGCGCCGCTCGATGTCAGCGGGTCGACATTGGCGATCAGCTGCGCAAACAGCGCTTGCCACGCGGCGACGATAAACGCCTCGCTGCTTGCGAGCTGCCCTTGCGGCGTCGTCAGTTCGGTCGAGAGCGTCTTCCCGGCCGTCGCGAAGGCGGCGACCTGATCCGCCTGAACGCCCGCGAGAATGGCTTGCTCGCCGGCCAGCTGCAGGCCAGTCGGCGTGAAGGTCGGTTGCGGGACGTTGGTCGTGGTCATGCGCGCGATCTTATCACGCGCGCACGCCGATAGGTAAAATTTATGGGAGGGTCAGGGGCGCGTCAGGCGGTCGATGCGAATCTGCAGCAGCGCTTGGTGCGCGAGCGCCAAGCGCCGCGCTTCGCCGCCCTGCGCTTGCACGTAGCTATTGCGCGCGGCGTCGATGCCGGCGGCCAGTACGCGGCGCTGGAAAGGCCAATGCTCATTCGGGTTCGGTTCGGGCAGGTTCATGTCAGCACCACGGAATTGAACGGTAATCGACGGTGCGCCGGATTTGCCAGTGGCGCCGCAGCGGCGGCGCTTCCGGATTCGGGCAGGCGACTTCGGGGTAGCCGCCCGCAAGCAGGACGAGCTCCGTGTGCGTGCGATGGTACGTTTTCATTTCGCAACCCCGTGCGTTGATGTGCTTCCATCGTATGTAACGGTAACGGCAATGTCAAGCAACTTTCGCGGTTCAGCTCATCCACGCGACTGCTTCGCTGAACGTGAGGCAGTATGTGGCGCGCACCGCGCCGTCGATGCGAAAGCCGGTCGACGACAGGATTTGTGCGACGCGGATACGGAACAGCTCGCCACGCACGTTGATGACGTCGCTGCCGTCGGTCGTGATAGCGCTTGGCTGCAGCGCGGAAAGTGGGATAGGCGTCATGGTCAATTGTGCGGCGTGCCGACCTGGCCGCCTTGTGGATCGTCGTGAATGTGCGTCGCGTGCCGCACGCCATTTCCGTCGATGAAGTCCGGCGCGCCGACAGGTGCGGCGAACTGCACGGAGCCCGCGCCGGTCTTCGTCCCTGCGATCGTGTCGTTGAACGTGGTCGGCGCGTTCACGACAAAGCTGGCGGCGTTGATCGTTGTCGCACCGCCGCTCGTGAGCGTGATCGCGCCGGCTGCCGATAGCGTCAGGTCGCCAGGTGTATGGATGTCGATGCCCGCCGCGCCGGCCAGGAACTTGACCCATTGCGTCGGCGCCCCGTTCAGGAAGCCTCCGAAGTAAAAGCCGTCTGCCGACGAGTAGGCGCGCTTCGTTGCCGACGGCCCGGCCTGCAGCGTCGTAGCGAGTGCTGTCGCGTCGCGCTCGGCAAACACTGCGAGCCCGATGTCACCTTCTGCCGGATCGAGCACAACGGCGGATTGGCCGCCTTGCACGCGTAAGAATGGTACGTTGTAAATGAGCGACTGCTCAATCACGGCGTCATTCGTGTCCGTTTCTTCGAGCAGCGGCAGCACATCGACGAATCCTACGCGATCGTCGATGATGCGCACGGCCTTTACCTCGACGGGCGTTGCCGTATGGATTTCGCGGATCAGTTTGACGATCATCCATTCCTGCGCGCGACCCTCGTGGAACTGCGCTTCAAACGGCGAGTTGTATGGTGTCGGCGCGCGATCAGCCATGCGTGCCCCCGAGGTGTGGCGGCAGACCGTGCTTCGCGCGGTACATCGCCGTCGTGATCGCAGCGTCTGCCTGCGCCGACGCCTCGTATTCGGACTGGCTGAACGGTCGCCACGAGCCGGCGAAACCGATGATGCGGCCAGGCTGCCAGGGTGTAAAGTCGAGTGGGTAACGAGTGGGTGTCATGGTGCGGTAGCCGTGGAAGTGCCCGGCGCGACGGCCGTGCCGTCATGTTTGCCGTAACCCTGCGCGGCGACGGCTGTCGACCAGGCGCCATTCGGGTAGTTCGGCTCGAGCGTGTGCTGAACGACCGCCGCGATCCATTGCGTGCGGTTGATGTAAGCGATCGACGTGTCGATCGCAAGTGCCGCGCCGGGGCGAATCTGCGCATTGAACAGCGAAGTAAAGGTGATGCCCGACGTCGAATAGCGCGGCGCCTTCTGCATGCCGTTGCCAGCATTCACGGGCACAGCGTCGGCGAACATTGACACCTGCGAGTCGCGCACCTGAACGCGCTGCAGCGAGACGTCGTAGGTCAAGTTCGGGAATTGCGCGATCGCGGCGCGAATCTGGTCGGCCGCCGAGCCCGTCAGGCGCACGTTCGTCAGCATGTAGTCGGTCGTGTCCGCCGAGTAGTCGACCACGAAGCCAGCCGGCGTGCAGATCGCTTTCAGCACGTCGCTGAGCTTCACCGGCCCTGCGTTCGAGTACGGCGGCATCACTTCGGCCATCAGCGCGTACGAAGCGTTCGCCTCGATCACAAGCGGCACGAACGGCATCGACTCGGGATCGATGTACGAGTATGCGATCGTGCCCTGATAGAACGGCACGTAGTCCTGGCCGTTCCAGACGTCGATGCTGATCGTATCGCTCGTGATCGGCGTGAGCACGTCTTGCCAGATGCGCGCGATCTGGTTCATCGTGTCGAGCGGCACGCCGAAAATCTCAACGCGCACGTTTCCGTACTGCGCGCCGCCGAGGCTGACAGCGATGCGCATCCGGTGCTCGACAAACGTGTAAATGTCAGGCTCCTGGTTGCCTTGCGCGTCCGGGCGCGTCACGGTGACCGTGACGCGCACGCGGCGCTCCTGGAACGGGTTGTATGTCATAGCTGAATTCTATCGTCAATCCAGCATGAATCGAGGCTCGTTCGGATGCGACGTGCTGATGCGGTGCACGAGCTCGCTTACGAGCGCCCAAGTTGCTGGATTGCGGTCGCAGAATTCTGACGCGTGCTGCTGCCAGATCGCGAGCAGCACGACTTCCGGCATGCCGTAGAAACGCAGGTCGGCCAGCAACTGCCCGAGCGCCGCGTCGACCGCGCGGGTCGCGGCGGCGCGGCTGCCCATCACGTACAGCGCGTCGACATCAATCGATCGGAACCAGACATCGTGCCGGCTGCGTTCGTAACCTGCACGCTCGAGCGCTCGTGCCGCACGGTCGCGCTCGGCGCAGGCCGGCGCGTACTTGCCGTCGGTGCGCAGCGGCGCGCCGAGGCACGCGTTGTTCACGCGGTCGAACGCGGCAATCAGCTGCGCGGCCGCCGGATCGGCGTGTGCGTCGCGTGCGGCCAGCACGATGACGAGCGCGAGCACTGCGCCGCCCACGATCGCGCCGACCTGGCGCTTGATTCGATAGTCCATAGCTACCAACTCCGGTCAGTGGATAGTCGGCGGCCGATCATAGTCCGCCATCGCGTCGGCGTAGCCGACGTAATAGTCGAGTGACTGGTAGGGTCGCTGCGCGCACCCGCGCATGGCGTCGTTCCAGCCGTTGCCCCAATCCTGGATGTGCTGTTCTTCCATGACGTGCCCCCTACGCGGCGCGGGCCGCTTTGATCGCGTCCATCGCGATCCGATTCTTGAACGGTTCGCCCTGCAGCCAGAGGGTGTACCAGCCGCGCGGCTGCTTAACACGCACCTCGAGCGGCTCGTTGCCGGCGAAGCAGACGGCGTAGCACTTCTGGCCGTCCGTCCGCTGGCTGCCTTTCATCGCGACTTCGACGGTGCGGAAACGGCTCATACTTTGATGCGCAGTTCCGCACGGACTTGGGCGGCCATCTGCTTAGCGGCCGCATCGTTCAGCGCAATGCCGTAACACCGGTACGTCTTGCCTTTGCCGCTTTCGATATAACGCTGCTTCGTCATGTCGCAGTAGCCAATGCGGATCGACGGAATTGCCTTCTTGGTCGCGTTCATTTCCTGCTCCTAGTTACGTTGTTGATGGACGTATCTTAGGCGCAGGTAAAGGCAATGTCAAGCAAATTTAGCGCTGCCCGCTCGCGTAGTTCTGCACGCCGCTCTGGCGTTGGATGCCGTTGACGAGCTGGCGCGGGTCATTCGCTACGACGGTCACCGGGCCGTTGATGGCGATCGGCGCGCCGCCGGTCGACTGGTCATTCGCGGCGAAGCGCGCGCGGTAGTCGTCGGCGAAGCGCTGCGCGATCGGGCCACGCGCGGCGTCCTCGGCCGCTTTGCCGTGCGCCTCGAAAATGCGCGAGAAGCGCGTGCCGAGCGCGGCCGCGCTGCCGCCAGCGCCGAATGCGAGCCCCATGCGACGTCGCTCGTCGGGATCGGACATCAGGAAGTCGATCTGCTGGTCGACCGTGCCAAAGCGCGGATCGATGCCGTAGCGCCGACGGAACGCGTCGATGCGCGACCCGCGCAACTGGAAGATGCCCTGCGCGCCTTGGCCGCCGCCTTTCGTGTTGTACGCCGAGGGCACCAAGCCGGACTCGCGCACGCCGTTTGCCGTGATAGCCGCCGCCTGATCGATCGACGCGCCGCGCGCGATCAGCGCGTTCATGACATACAGGCGGTTGTCGTCGAGTTTCGACGGCGAGCTGGCCGCCGTCGCACCTGCGACGCCACCCGCCAGGCGCGCGGCCGCACCGGCGGACAGCTTCACGCGGTTCGGATCGTCGACCGCGATGCCGAACGTCGAAGCGACCGGCGCCGGACCGAATTCGCGCGCCGTAGCGACTGCCTCGCGCCACGTCTGTTTCACCGTCGACGTCACGGCTGCGCCTACCTTGTCGAGCCCGAGCGTGCGGCCGACCAGGCTGCCGGCCAGCTTGTCCCATCCCCACTCGAGCGCCTTCGCGATCGTCTGCCAGCCGAACACCGCGACATCGACCGCTTCGCCGAGAAACCCCAGGCCGGACGCCAGGTCGTGCAGCAGCGCGGCAAGGCGCGGCGTGCGCTGCTCGAGCACCTTCATGAAGCCGTTCGCGCCGCCGCCGGCGGCGGCAACTTCGTCCTGGAAGCTGGCGAGCTCGGCCGTGGCGTCGCCGAGGTACTCACCGAATCGCTGTACATACGGCGCGGCGACCGTCATGACGACGTTCGCCATGTTGCGCAGGTTGTTCGAGACGGTCGACACCGCGTCGTAGAACGCGTCGAGCGCCTGGCGGTTCTCCTCGGACGTCTCGCGCATCGACTGGTTGAACGCGTCGAGCGCGTCGACGCTCGCCTTCATCGCAACGATCACGTCCGGCGATACGCCGGCGGCCGTCAGGCGCGACTCCATAAAGCCCTGCTGCTGCGGGCTGCTCGCACGATAGGTGCGCTGCAGCTGCTGCAGCATGTGCGGCACATCCTGCTGAATGTTCACGCCGAACGACGCGAGCGCCTGCAGGTTCGGCGCCTGGCCCGTCAGCGGCGCGAGCTGCTGCTCGCGCGCGAGCCCGGCGAACGCGTCGCCGCCTGCCTTGGCGTCGCCGCCCAAACGGCGCGCCGTGCTCGACAACGCCGACATTTGCCGGTTGGTCATGCCGGTCGCGACGGCCGCGCGGCGCAGCGCCGTCTCGGTGTTCGTCAGTGCAAGCACCATGCCGGCGAGACCGGCCGCACCTGCGCCGACGCCGAGCACGGCGCCCGCAATGCCGGCCAGCTTCATCAGACCGCTGCCGAGCGACGCAGCCGCGCGTTTCGTCTCATCGAACTCCTTCTTGCGCGCCGCGTGGCGACGTTTTGCTTCGCGATCCTCATCTTTACGTTTCTTCTCGGTTGCGCGAATCTGCTTGTCGATCGCTTTGTCGGCGTTCTCGTACTGTCGCGCGTCTAGTTCGAGCGTCACGACCAGTTCGTCGACGATGTTTGCGTTCGCGGCGTCTGCCATGGCTTAGCTCGTGAGAAAGTTGCCGACGTTGATAAGCGCCGTCTCGGCCGCTGTGGCCGCGCGCGTGAACAGTCGGCCGATCTGCTCGATCGGGCCGGACTTCGCATCCGCCGTGTTGGATAGACCGTCGACGCTCGACGCGATCTGCGGAATCTCGACGAACGTCAACGTCAGATAGAGCATGTTCGAGCCCTTGTACGCTCGCGTGTCGTGCGACATGCGCCCGATCGTGAAATCGAGGTAGATGCCCTGCGGCGAGATCAGCGTGTAGAGCTGCAGCGGGTTGTTTGCCTGCATCTGCTGAATCGCGGCAAGCCATGCGAAGCGTGCCAAGTCGGAGCCGGTCTTGACGAGTGTGACGTCGATCGACGACGGGCGACGCACCTTGTTGAACACGCCGAAGCCGCCCTGCTCGGTCGGATAGTCCGATAGCGCGTACTCGTACTTGACATCGAACTCGCCCCAGGATGAGGGAATGGTCAGCGGAAAGAACGTGTCCGACGCGACGATCGCATAGATCGGCGTCGGCGCGTTCAGTGACGGCAGTTCCGACGCGATAAGCGCCAGCACGTCGAACGCGGCGACTGTCGGCAGGCCGGCCACGCGCTTACTCGCCGAGGTTCAGGACGACGAGCGCGATGAGCACGTCGCCGAGCGTCTTGAGCTCGCGGATATCGGTTGGCAGCAGCGGCCGAAAGCCTTCCGGATGGCGCGGGTCGGCGGCGATGTCGACGTGCGTCAGCAGGTCGGTCACGAGCGCGTGCACGGCTGCCGGGTCGCTGCCCGATAGCGTGCGCAGCACGACGTTCAGCGCCGCGTCGGGGTTCTCGGTGTCGGCCCGCGCCTCGCGCAGCTCGCTGACGAGTGTCTCGTACTCGGCGCCCTTCAGCGCCGCGACGAGCCGCAGCATGTAACCGGACAACACCAGCGGCGAAATTTCGTTGACCCGGAAGCGTTTGCCGACGTCGCGCGGCGCGCTCGCGTCGATCACTGCGGAAATGGTTTCGTTCATTGTCATTTGTCCCGTTTGCGCGCCGCGTATTCGCGCGCGGCTTCGACGTTGATGCACTCGGTCAGGTTGTAGACGTCCTCAGTCGACAGCACGGTTTCGAGCTGCACGTAGTCCGCATGACGCGAGTTTAACACGGCAGCGATAGCCGGCGAGCAGAACGTCACGCGCAGGTCGCTGCCGCCGGCCATAAGCGCGGCACCTTGCATTGCGACCGGGATGTCGAGCGGTTCGCGATCAGTCAGGAACGCCACGTGCAACATGAGCGCGGCCTGCTCGAGTCGGTCGATGTTGCGCCAGCCCTTCAGGTGGGACTCGAGGTTGAACTCCGATCCCGCGACGGTGCCGCGCACAAATGGCAGCAGGTAGGCGTGCGCGTCGGGCAGCTTTGCGACTTCGGCATAGTGCTGGAACGCGAGTCCGGCGATACCGCTATCGGGATCGGCGTCGATCGCTTTGAGCGCCGCACGTGCGTAGCGGTCGGCCACGAGCGCTGGCAACTCGGTCAGCGTGATCACGAGCCCTTCGTCGCGCCCTTGCAGATGAAGTCGGTGGATTTGAGCATAGGCAAAAAAGAAGCCGGCACGCGGCCGGCTAAGCGCTTCCTTCAGGAGTCAAGCATCCGAAAGACCCACAAGACGCCCTTACGGGGGATAAGGACGGTTCCACATTATGCGTTCGTCGGATGATTGTCAAGTTCAGCCGAGCGCACGCGTTGCGTCGGCCGCATCGAGCCAACCGGCGCGCCACGGATCAGATTCGTTGCGCGAGAACGGCGCGCCGTCGTGGAACGCCTGCTGCCCGATCGCGTAGAACGGCGATGCCTGCGGCGCGGCGACTGCGCGCCGAACCGTAGCCGCGAGTCCGGCAGCATTGGCAGCGGCGCGCCGGGCGATCCAGAGTTGAGTGGGCGTCTTGGTCATGTTCGTAGCGTGTTAGTTGATGATGACGATTAGATTAGCTAGTCGTCACCATCATGTCAAGTCTCGATCACTTCAACAACCAGCAGCCGAAGCCGCTGTCCCATGTCGCAGATACGCTCACAAACTGCGCAGCCGTAACGCTATTGCACATGGGTCCGGTACTGCCCCCTGTATTGAATGCGACGCCCCCTGCGGTAGATGGTACAAGCGTCAACGTCCTGTGACTCCAACGAGCGGTCATACCGGTTACGGCAGTCGTGCCCGTCACGTTCACGATTGGGTTATTCGGCAGAACGATCGATGCTGCGGACGCGATATTACCCGTGATGTTATCGACGCCGAGATTGTCTCGAATAACCCACGCTGCTGCAGCCGAGTCGGCCAGCGACAGCGGTGCGGTTGCCGTGTCCAATCGATTGCCGGTTATCATCAGCTTGTCTACGCCAGACGGCACCGTGATGCCCGTCGCGAGTGACCCGCTTGTCTGGTCGCACGTGCCGATTGTGTTGTTTTGGATCGCGACTTTTTGCATAGTCGCGCCTAACGAAATACCACTCCCCGTGTTCGCCGCAGCCGCGCAGATTGTCGAATCCTTGATTGCCACTTCGGCCGTCGCATTGATCGTGAAACCGTTACTGCTCGTCGTTGCAATGTACGTCCTGTGATTAACGAATCGGATGCCCTGGTACGATGCGACTGGTACTGCGCCCGTATCTTGAATTCGCACATTGTCGCCGCCGGTCGCACTTGACGCCCATGTGTCCGTGAAATTGAGCCCATGAATAACGGCTGACGATGCGGATGGGTCGATCAACAGGTCATTTGTTCCTGATGTGTCGCCCAGTACGGTCGAATTGAAATATGCCCAGATAGTTTGCTGGTTCGTGCCTGGAATGATCCGCGTGCCATATTTGCACATATAGGGCGTATTTTGCGAAGCCATGAGGCCGCCCGCATCATAGACCTGAATACCATCCGCGTTTGGCGCGCCGCCACAATAAATCTGGTTACCGCGCAATACCGCGTCAACCGTGCTGGCCCCGGTAGAAACGTTGCCGACCACAATCGCCGCGCATCCTGCCGTGTTGTAAGGAATAATCGTGTTATCGACAATGCGCGAACCGACATTTTGTGTGCCGCCGTTTCCGCTCAGGTAAATGCCTTTGCACACATTGTTGAATTGTGACTTCTCAACCACGAGAAAATTGTGTGCGCCAATCTCGACGATGCCGCCCTTAGTTGACGTGACGCCGCCCGCGATATCCATGCAGATGTTTCGAATTGCGATACCTGCTCGACCCAGACTCATAGCATCGAAGGTGCCCGCCAGCAGTCGAATCCCTGACGTGCACGTGGCGTTATAGATGCCCTGTCCCCCGCCGTTGCCTTCGATGTTGCCGTTGGCCGTCAACGTCGACGAAATGCCATATAGGTTATTTCCGAGATATAGCGTGTGTCCGGCCGTTGCCGTGAGTGCGTTTTGCAGAGGTGTCGTATCATCTGCCGTACCATTGCCGGTCGCGCCGAACACCATCGGCGTGACGCGCTGTCCTGCGGGTTGCCACAAAAAACAATTGCCATCTGCAGATTTCACCTGCGAACCATTATCGCCATTACCGGCAGCCAATGAGCATGCCGCGTTTGAAGGCCGGTAAAACATCGCACCGCCATCGCCGGCAGTTGCATAACCTGCGCGATAGATGATGCTATTGACCGGAAATGCCGCAACTGACAGCGCCTGCAGTGCGGCATTGGTCGAAACTGTGCAGGTGGCGTTCGTAGACGCGGGGATACAAGGAATGGTGGCCGCCGCCGTTACTGCACTCGTGCCATTTCCATAGAGATAGCCCGACAGTGAAGCCGCCCCCAAGCCGCCTGACGGCACCGAGATTGGTGTCGACAAACCTGAGATTGTGCCGCCTGTGATGTTGGCGTGCGCAGTGTTTAGTGCGGTCGTGACCGTCAACGTCGGCACCGTCAACGGGCCGGTGAGCGTGCCGCCTGCGAGCGGCACGTAAAGTGCGAATTGGCTGTTGAGCTGTGCGGCGGTCAGAACTTGGCCCGGTGCGAACTGCGCAAATGCAGGCAGTCCACATGCTGTGAGCAGCACACCGAATAGTACGTGTTTGTTTTTTTTTCATGTTCACCCCAAAATGGATTTGTCAAGCACAAAGTCAATGTCGAGACGCCCTTCAGTCGCGAACGCGAGTGTCGGCTCAGGCACAATAACGGCATCCGGCGGCGTGCCATAGCAGAGCAGATACCGCGTGCCGAAGCCTGTCCAAGCCGGGTCGCTCGTACCCTGCAAGTCGGCAAAAAACAACGGCTGCGGCAACCCCAGATACTTCGCCGCGTTGATGTCAGTGCGATCCAAGCAGAGCCGGCCCGTTGCGACGCGCACGCCGTTATACGCCACATCGGCGAACAGGCCGAAGTCAGTCGTCATGAGCGCGATCTGCGCATTCAAGCCGTCGAGCACCGTGCTCGCGACCTGGTTCGCGGTCGCCTTGATGGGGATCACGATCAGGCTCACAGCTGCACTACTCCGGTTGTCACGCTACCGTCCGATACGACGAGCTGGCCCGTGACGCGGCGCTGCGCGCCAGCCACGTACGCAAGGTTGGCGACGGCCTGCGCGACCGGCGCAACCTTCAACGCCTCGTTGACGTAGAGCGCCTGCACGAGCACGAGATTGGGCGCAAGCCCGAGCACTTGGTCGTAGCGAATGCCTTGCGTCGCGTCATAGTAGACCTCGCCGAGCCACGACATGCAGCGACACGCGACGTCCTGCGCCATGCGATACGCGCCGCCCGAGTAGTCGCCGGGCGTCGCATCGCCTACGGTTGCAAGATTGCCGTAAGCATCGGTCGTGATATCCCAGGTCGCGGGATCGAGGGCGAGGGAATCCATGCGTGCGAGTGTAACGCAATCGTCAATGCAAAGCGATAGCGAAATTATATCGCCCGGGTGTAATTACCAATCTTTGACGCGAGCCTTACCAAAATTCACCGCTTTGGTGCACGCCAGTGACAGATGACAGATAGTGACAGCAAATTCCTTATGAGACCTCTGTAAACCTAAAAATGACGAAAGTTGTTATTGAGAACTATTCCATACTTTCTCTCTTTTCACTCTACTACTTATTGTTGTTGTATCTGCATCTGTCATTCATTCATTCATAAGAAGGGTTATATATAATAGAATCAAAGGGTTAGGGTAGTGACAGATAGCCAATGACAGATGATGACAGATAGCCGATCCGTCACTCGCACGCTGCGACATTTACGTAGACAAGCACTTACGGCCCCGCTACCATATGCCGTCGAGTGCGCGCTACGGCCATCGCCGGCCGCTATCAACCCAGCACATTGATAGACTGCGCCAATTGGCTTTACTGGACGGCACGCGCTATGCTCGGACAAAACGCAAGCAATCAGGACTCACATTCCTATCGGGGAAAGCTATGCAGATTCAGTTCGCGCAGGTAACAGCAACAAACTGCGAACTCACCAAGACCTTTCAAATCGGGCACAACGGGCAACTGGACAGCAGCGCGATCGCGCACATGACGGAGGGGTTTGCGCGGATTCGCGCTATCGAGGACGTCGGGCAGCTGCGGGGCGTGCTCGAAGCGCTCACGCCGCACGACGCGATCACGTGCGGCATCCCGCAGCGCGGCGACACGCCGCTCACGACGCGCGCCGGTGCCGAGTTCCGCCGCGACGCTGTGGCCCGCACCAACGAAGCTTTCACCTACCCGTACGGCGCGGCGCTCTTTCCGATCGACGTCGATGTCGAAGGCGACGCGTTCCAGTCGGTCGCGGCGGTGCTCGACGCGCTCGAATCTGCGTCGCCCTGGCTACGCGACGTGCACCGCGTCGCGCGGCCGTCCTCATCGTCCTACGTCGGCGCTCGCGGTTTGCGCGGCGTGCACGTGTACTGCGGCGTGACGAACGGCGCCGACATTCCGGCGCTCGCCAAACGCATGCAGATCGAGCAATGGGCCGCCGGCCACGGCCACGTGAAGATCAGTCGTTCCGGTGCGCTGCTCGTGCGTCAGCTCGCCGACGCGTTGGTCTACCAGCCGTCACGGTTGATGTTCGAATCGTCGCCGGTGCTGCATGATGTCACGCGCGACATCCCGCCGGATCAGACATTCATCGAGCGCGCGCCCGACCCGCTCGTCGGCCGGCCCGGCGCGTGGCGGCTCAATGGCCTGCTCGATGTCGGCAAGCTGCCGCGGGTGCGCGAGATCGACGAGCGTCGTTTCGTCACGCAGGCCAAGCAGGCCAAGGATGCGAAGCGGCGCGATGCGAAGCGCGTCGCGATCGAGTACCAGACACAGAACGCGATCGCGTCCGGACTCGAGCCCGAGGCCGGTGAGCGCTTCGGCCTGCTCGCGATTCGCGCTCTCGGCGACGCCAAACTGCCTGCGTCGTGGGAAGTGCACGTGAAAGACATCGGCCGCGTCACGGTGGCGAACATTCTCGAAGCACTGCCCGCGTCGCTCGGCTTCCAGTGCGCCGACCCGTTCGATACCTGGCGCCCCGACCTGGATGCGAAGCACTTTGGCAAGGCCGAGATCGTGATGCTGAACGGCTTACCCGGCATCTGGTCGCACAAGCTACAGCAGTTCTTCGCGTTCGACGCCGACCCGGCCGCCGATCTTGGCACGCCGCTCGCAATGGCCGCCGAGAAGCTCTGCGGACTGATCGAATACCCCGAGTCGAGCAAGCGCGCCGCGCCGTTCGTCAACGTGATGCACGCCCTGAAGTGCCTGTTCGACGAGATCGATGCACGCGCGACCGTGCACGCGGCGACCGGCGAAATGCGCCTCGAGGGTGTGCCGACCGAAGCCGAACTGATCGACGCGCTGTCGCGTGTCGGGTGCGCCGGCGTGACGCCGGCCACGGTCAAGACGGCGATCGAGACGCTTGCCGCGTCGAACTTTGTCGATCCGTGGCGCGACGCGATGATTGCGCTGCCGCAATGGGACGGCACGCAGCGCCTCGACACGTTCTTTGTCGATCTGTGCGACGCGTTGCCGTCCGACGCGCTCACGGCAACGACACAGCTGCTGTTCGCGGGCATCGTGAAGCGCCAGCTACAGCCGGGCGCGCCGCTGCCCGTGGTGCCCGTTCTGATCGGCCCGGGCGGCACGGGCAAGTCGTACTTCGTCGAGCAGCTGGCCGCCGCGCTGAAATTCCCGCAGCCGCCGGCGCTCGCCTTCACCGATACAATCCGCATGACGATGGAAGCGGCCACGAGCGGCATCGCCGAGCTTGCCGAAATGTCCGGCATGGGGCGCCGCGAGACGGAGGAGATCAAGCTTTGGACGACCGACACGTCGGACACGTACCGGGCGCCATACGAACGCCGCCCGTCCGCGCACCCGCGCCGCTTCGCGCTGATCGGCACGGCCAACAAGCACGAGACGAACCACGACGCGACCGGCAATCGCCGCTTCATGCCCGTGTTCGTGAACCGGCCGATCGACCCGAACTGGCATGTCGAGGCGCTGCAGCTGTTCGCCGAGGCAAAAACGCGCTTCGTTGAGCCGGACGGCGAGTACGCGCGACTCGTGCGCCGTGCGTCGGCACTCGTGAAGGAATACAACGACGCTGACATGCGCGACGGCATCGGCTTGCCGATCACCGATCTCGACGACATCCTGCCGCCCGTGCTGCGCGCGCTGCACCGGCAGCACGGCCCGCGCATCCCGTCGGCCGAGCTGCGTGCAATGCTCGACCGCACCCCGAGCGGCCGGCAGGCGCACGCGCGCGCGATCGCAGGTTGGCTGCTCACCCGGGGCTGGCAGCCGATTCGCTCGGCGGCGGCGCGCTTCTACGACGCACCGCAGGCATTCATCGACAATCTGATTGACGAGAAGATTAACTCGGCGTTAAACTCTACCTCATCACCCTTTAACACGCCGTAAGGCGGACAGGAGTCAACACCATGACATGGGCAGAGTTTAAGGCGAAGATGGAAGCGCGCGGCGTAACGGACGACACGCCGATCGGCTATATCGACATCGGTTGCGGCGCCGATGTTGACGTCGACTTTCGTGACGATGGGTCGGTTTGCGTTTCGGACGCGTGATCATGAACGAGCAACGCGTGCATGAACATCCTAGCGGCCGACTGCTGCCGGACGCGAACTTCACGGTCGCCGAGGCGGCGCGCTTCCTGGTCGGCCTGCCTGCGCCACTGACGACAAGCGACCTCGGCAAGCTCGGCAAAGACTGCTCGATGGTCTGCCGCATCAAGGGCCTGCAGTGGACGATCCGACCGACGCCGCTCGCGCTGTGGCCGTCCGAACGCGCATACCCGGCTGCCGTGATCCAGGAAGTGTTCAAGACGAACCCCATGACGGCGCCGTACGTGCCGCAACCGAAAACGCAGGAGCAAACAGCATGAACGCGATAGATGCTTTGGGCGAAGCGATGGAGCAAGCGCTCGAAGAGTGCCCGACTAATGAGGTGCTGGCGTTTTTGACTGGCGCGTTCGTAGGACTGATCACGGAACTCGCGCGGCGCCACGGCGCGGACGCCTCGCAAGACATCAAAATCGACGGCGGCAAGAACCGCGATATCACGATCCATGCGGCCAAGGCGGCATGATGGCACGCTTCGTCTATATCCACGGATCGTTACATAGCGTCGTCCACTCCGATGCGGAAGCATGGGCGATCATCCGCCGATTCCCGCTTGGCACGCTGTACGAAGTGCGCGACGCGGCCGGCCAACCGATCGACGAATTCGAACCTTTCTGACTAGGCAAAGCCGTACCGCATGCGCGGTTTGTCGATGTACGCCCGATCTTTCGAAAACCCGGGTCAGTACTCGACGAACTCTCCGGAATCTGCTAACGGTGCACACGCCGCGCGGCCGACTCGAACCCGGTTGAAGACGGGCAAAGGCCGCAACGCCACTCCTACTAAGCGGGACAGATCAAAGAAAGTCAAGTACGGGGCTGCAGCGGGCTACGGTAGTGTGACCTAGCCTTAACCTGAAAGACGGACTGGATACATCGAACCGGCCGCATGCTGCACGGCTTTGACAAAAGAGTGTAGTTTCGATAACATCGAACTACACTCTTTCCCTTTTGTAGACCACAACAACATGACCCGAAAGACGCCACGCTGGTATCAGGCCGAAGCGGCCGACGAACTGTTCGGCGCACTCGCGACCGCAAAGAACACCAACCCGATCGCCGCGATCGTCACCGGCGGCGGCAAGTCGCTCCTGAACGCGATGCTGATCGAGCGCATCGCGCAGACCTGGCCGCAGGCACGCGTCATGTCGCTCGCCCCGTCGATGGAGCTGATCAAGCAGAACGTCGAAGAGGCGCGCGCCTTCTGGTCGCCGGCGATGGTCGCGCGACTCGGTATCTACTGCGCCGGCTTGCGCATGAAAGATCGCATGCACCAATACATTTTCGCGACGCCACAGTCGGTCGCACGGCAGGCGAAACGTTTCGGGCCGTTCGACTTCGTGCTCGTCGACGAAGCCCACCTGTTCAACATCGATATGAAGACGGCGCGCACGATCGTCGACACGTTTCGCGCCGCCAATCCGCACGTGCGGTTTGTTGGCATGACTGCGACCGACTTCATCATGAAAGGGCTGAAGGCCGTTCCGCTCACGCAGTGCGGTCTGTTCGACGCGAAGGTGTACGATCTGACGTCGGGCCGCAACTTTAACCGACTCGTGCGCGAGGGCTACCTGTCGCCGGTCGTGTCGCCGTCGCTGCGCTTCCCGCAGATCGACACCGAAGGCGTCAAGACGAAGGGCGGCGACTTCGACGAGGCCGAGCTCGCCCGGCGCGCGATGGACGTGACGCGCGAGTGTGTACGTGTGGCGCTCGAGCACGCGCCCGACCGCAAGCACTTCATGTGGTTCGCGGTGAACATCGAGCACGCGCACATGATCGAACAGGCGCTGCTCGACGCGGGCGAGTCGGCCGTCGTGATCCATGGCGAGCTCGAGAAGTCGGAGCGCGTGTCAGGCGTCGATGAGTACCTGAAGAAGCAACACCGGCACATCGTCAGCGTCGCGATGCTCACGACCGGCTTCAACGCGCCATTCGTTGACTGCCTGGTTGCACTGCGGCCCACGCGCTCGCTCGTGCTCTGGCGGCAGATTGTCGGGCGCGGGCTGCGGCCGTACGCCGGCAAGGAGAATATCCTCGTGCTCGACGCGGGCGGCAACTTCGGGCGGCACGGCGCGATCAACGAGGAGATCGGCGCGGGCGACTCGCGCGCCGGGCTATGGGTCTGCACGAGCGAGGAAGTGCGCAGTCCGTTTCCGGTCAAGCTGCCCGACGGCACGACGGCGCCCGGCCGCGAGCGGTCGGGCATCCGTTTCCCGATCAATTCGCCCGAACAGCCCGAATTCGACCTGCGCGTGATTCTGGGCCTGATGGAACCGGACAGCGAGGGGTGCGGCTACCTGAACGACGCTGAGCACATGACGTGTCGCCAGTGCGGGCGACCGCGCCAAGGCTTCCTGTCGGTGCGCGTGAAGCGCGCGGCCAACGAGCGGGGCGTGCTCGCCGAAAGCGACTCGTACGAGATTCACGACGAGGATAGCGTCGTGCTGCGCGACGAGGCGTGTCGCGAGGTGCGCCAGTTGCCGGTGCACGACATGACGCTCACGCCCGAGGGCAACAGCGTCCTCGCATTCGAATTTGGGACGGACTTCGGCCCGTATCGCCTGCGGCTCGACTTCGACCGCACGACGGCCGACAACAAATGGTATGCGTTCGCTCGTAAGTTCTACGAGAAAGCGACCGGCCGCAAGGTGCCGACCGAGGCGTATCGCGTGCTGTTGCAGCGCGAATTGATCCCGAAACCTATTGACATTACACTTACCAAGTACGAAGATGGACAGGTGTTTTTGACCGAACTGCGTTTCCTGCGAAACGAGCAACTCGAAAGCTTCCGATACGATCCGAACTACCGCTAAGGACCACACCATGACCACCGAAAATAGCCGCGCTGATGCGCTGACGATCATCGAAGACGCGCGAGACGGCAACTGGTACGAGTTCGCCGTCAACGGGCATCACGGCCTTATCCGCGTCGTTGCCAGGAGGGAGGACGACGATCTCGATTATCCGCTTGGCAAGAAGGTTCGTGATTTTCTTCTCGCAGCGTCTCCCGTCGAGCAGCCCGCAACAGCGCCGATCGTCTCCACGCCGGCCGACGAGCGGGCGGCGTTCGATCTGACCGACATGGAGTGGCTCAAGGTTTTCGAACGAGTCTGCGTCAGCATTCCGAATGTGTTCGGAAGCTATGTGAAGGCGTCAGCCGCTTTTGCTCGCGAGGCTATCAGGATGTCCGAAGAAGCCCGCGCCGCATCTGCCAGTGAGACGGGGGCGGATGACCTGACTCACCTGACCGACGAACAAATCGAGAAGAGCCGAGAGGCCGTACGCGAATGGTGGGCTCGCCGGGATGCGCTGCAACCCGCACCCTCGCCGGCGGACGAGCGGGCGGCGCTCTCGACCGATGGCTATTTCGTCTACGATCCGGCAGGCCCGCATGTCGAGTTCTACGACACCGACGCCGAACGTGACGCCGCACATCGAGACGCGATCAACGAGTATCGGCGCGAGGCAACGCTCGACCAGGAATGGCCGACGGAAGTTGTCGGGATCGTGTCCGGGATCGTCACGCACACGACCGATGAACTGAAAGTCGACGAAGATAGCTATGACTACGAACCTCGTGCCGTGCGTTCGCATGCCCGCGCCGCATCTGCCAGTGAGACGGGGGCGCAAGGGGCGCCGATCCCGGCCGGCTATGCGCTCGTGCCGATCGAGCCGACGCCGGAAATCATGACGGCCATCTGGCAGAACGAGCGCGATTCACGTCGAGCATGGGAACGCGCAATCGCTATGGTCCCGCAGCCGCCCGCGCAGGCAGACGCTCGGGTCGGGCTGACGGACGCGCGCATCGCGCGCTTGCGCGCCGCAATCGAAGGTGAGTGTGACGGTCTACACGTGGATTACCACCACGCCAAAGCGATTCTGGCGTATCTCGACGATGACCGCGCCTGATCGCATTAATGGCGTGTCGCGCGCTCGCCTCGAACGCGAGTGCGCGAGCAAGAATCGCTACCCGGACGAGCTCACGGCCCGTGCGTCCGGCCTGCACCACCAGGATCGCAACAAGCTCGACGGGTTGTGGGTCTATGCGTGCAAACACTGCGCGGGTTGGCACCTGACGCGTCGCAACAATGGCCCGCGTTGGCGGGTTTGATAGGAGGACGAAATGCTGGACCGCGCGATAAACCTGCTTGACGGTTATCTGGGAGATACCGATCCAAATATCGGGGAACTGTCGCAGGAAGAAATCGAAACGCAGCACCCGGTGCTCGCGGCACTGCAAATCCTTGTCGCACTGCGCGACCAAACGCCACGTAGCGCACCGATACCCATGTATGCGCACGGCGATACCGTATGCACGTATCCATGTCAAGGCAAAGCCCGCGGGCACTGCACGCCGTGACCACACATTGACACAACACTAACGGCTCGATAAACTAATCGGGCCGCTACTCTTTGCGACACAACAATGACCGAACACTTGCTTTTCCTCGACTTTGAGGCATCCAGCAAGACCGATCTGACCGAGGCCGGACTCGGCCGCTATCTCGACGATCCGACGACGCGCGCCTACTGCTTCACGTTCCGGCTGCCCGGCATGGCGACCGCCGACCTGTGGGAATACGGCAACGTCGTGCCGAAACAGATCGTCATGCACCTCACCAGTGGCGGCCTGTTCGTCGCGCACAACGCGCCCTTCGACTTCTGGATTTGGAACCTGATACTGCGGCGTCAGCACGGCTACCACGATCTGCCCGAGATTCAAATCGGACAGGTGCGCTGCTCGGCGGCGCGCGCTCGCTACAACGGCTTGCCGGGTTCGCTTGCCGGCGCGTGCGAGGCGCTTGGCCTGCCGGTGCAGAAAGATACCGAGGGTGCGAAGTGGATGAAGGAGATCGCCGCAAATCCCGACTGGACGCCGACCGATCACCCCGAGCACTTCTCGCGCACCTACAAGTATGCACTGATCGACACCGACGCGATGGTCGGCGTGTGGGAGAGCACCGTGCCGCTGCCGCCGCGCGAGCAGGCGTATTTCGAAATGGACATGCGCATCAACGCGCGCGGCATTGGTGTCGACGTCGAGGCCGCCCAGGCGATGGAGGACTTGAAGGCGTTCGCCGAGGCGCAGCTCGACTACGAAATGGCCTACCTGACCGACGGCGGCATCTTGGCCGTTACCGAGGTCGCGAAGATCAAGGAATACGCCGCGACGCTCGGCGAGGACATGGACGACGCTGGCCGCGAGACGCTGAAGAAGATCGCCGCGCGCGACAACCTGCCCGACTCGCTGCGCCAGCTGATCGAGCTGCGTCTCGATGCGTCGCGCGCGCCGAAGAAGTCGGCAGCTATCCTGCGCGCGCACGTCGGCGGCCGACTGCAGCACCATACGATCTACCACGGCGCGCTGTCCGGCCGCTCGACCGCGCGTGGCGCTGGCGGCGCGCAGACGCTGAACACCGCGCGGCCGCGCCCGGGCAAGAAAACGGCGGACTGCGAGGCGATACTCGACGCCTGTCTGCGCGGCGATCGCGCCTACCTGTCGTCGCCCGAAGTCGGCCCGATACTGGCCGCGCTTGCTGATGCGCAGCGGCAGCTGTTCCGCGCCACGAAGCCCGGCCACGTGCTTGTCGGTGCCGACCTGTCCGGCATCGAAGCGCGCATGGCGCCTTGGCTCGCGAACGACGTCCCGAAGCTCGAGGCGTTCGAGAAGGGCATCGACGGTTACAAGCTCGCCGCGATGGACATTTACAGCATCGAATACGATGCCGTGACGAAAGACCAGCGCCAGGTCGGCAAGGCCGCAGACCTGGCACTCGGTTTCGGCGGCGCCGACGGCGCATTCGCGAGCATGGCGGCCAACTACGGCGTCCACCTGCCGCCCGAGCAGGTCAGCGAGATCGTCTACAACTGGCGGGCGGGGCGCCCCGCATTCGAGCGGTGGTGGTCGCTTTGCGAATACTCGGCGCTCATGGCGCTCGACCAGCCCGGTCGCGAGATCGTGATGCCGGTCGGTCGCAACAACTGCTCGCAGATCACGTTCGTGAAGGACGCGCGCGCGCTGCGCATGCACCTACCGAGCGGGCGCGCGATCAGCTACCACAACGCACGCCTGCATCTCGAGCCCGGCGCGAACGTGCCGATCGCGATATACGACAAGCCCGAGGGCTACGTCGAAACGCTCGATCGCAAGATTCTGTCGAACAACCAGACCCAAGGTCTGTCGCGTGACCTGTTCTGGTCGGTGCTGCTCGATGTCGATCGTGTCGAAGAGATAGTGCATCACATCTACGACGAGGCGCTGCTCGAGGTGCTTGCCGAGCTGGCCGCGTTGCGCGAGAAGCAGCTCGTCGAGCGGATGTGTCGCGGCGAGGCGTGGTGTCCCGGCCTGCCACTCGGCGCCGAGGGCTGGCACGGCCTGCGCTGGCGTAAGGATTAACGTTGTGCTAACCTGATACTTCACAAACACTAAGGAGCAAGCAATGACCGATTTGACCGCAACCTTGGCCGAGCGCGGTGCGCGCTACGGCAAGTTCGAGGATCACGCCGTGATCGCACAAGGGCTGAAAGCCCAGATGTGGGCGACCGAGGGCTGGGCGCGTCTCGCGCCGGATCAGCGCCAGGCGCTCGAAGTCATCCAGGACAAAGTGGCGCGCATTCTGAACGGCGACCCCGATTACACCGACAACTGGCACGATATCGCCGGTTACTCGCGACTCGTCGAAGATCGACTGAACGAGCGGGCGCCGTTATGCGCCGCTGCGGATTTGGCGCGGCCTAGGACAGTCGGTGAGCAAAGGGCACCCGAGCGGGGCTGGATCGAATGGAAGGGCGGCGAGTGTCCGGTACCAGCGGACACGCTCGTCGGATACGTACTGCGCGACTATTACAAAGGCTGCAAGCGCGCCGGTGGTCTGTCCTGGGATGACACGGGGTCGGATAACGATATCGTAGCCTACAGACTATTGCCGAAGCAGGGCTGATAGCCTTAGTACTGACGAGTACTTGACGCCCCGATATCGGGGCGTTAAACTTTAGCTACTCGATCATATACAGGGAGTTATCGACATGCCCCAACCGACCAATACCGAACTGGCGGCGCGCTACAAAAAGCTGCCGGTCGACCAGTTCACGATCACCGAACTGACCGACGCACTCGGCGTCGAAGTGTCCGCCGCGCTGCTCGGCACGTCCAAGCGTGCCGTCTATACCGTGCGCAACACGAACGTGCTCGGCATCGAACGGCACAAGCTGCTCATCGACGCCGTGCGCTCGAAAGAAACCGAGTGCCGCGAGCGCCTGCTGTTCATGCTGCAGCGCCGCGAGCGCCGCGAAGCATCGCGCGCAGCCAAGGCGGCGCGCGCCGACGACAAGCAATAATCGAACCCGCTTTCTTCCACTAGGAGCAACAGCATCATGAAATTCGAATTCAACAGCATCGGCGAACTGCAGGAGTTTCTCGAATTCGCCGGCTACGAGAAGCGCACCCGCGACCTACTCGCGCTCGAAATGCTGCCGCTCAGCGGTGACGATCGGGCACGGTTACTCGACGCATTTGGCGCGCCGCCGCAGCGTGCGCCGATGACTACGGAGGACTTGGAACGCGCTATCGCTGGCGAAATCCCCGTGCCTGACGCGCAATTGACGCCAGAAGAGCGGGCGCAGGCATTGCTCGCCGTGCACAAATGGGCAGAAGGCGAAGTGCGCGCGAATGCTGCGCCGCAAGCAGAGCCCGAGCCGCCAAAGCGCAAACGCCGCACGAAAGCCGAAATCGAAGCCGACAAGGCTGCAGCTGCCGCCAGCGCGCCAGTCGTCGAAACACCCGCGCCGAGCGACGCGCAGGCGACCGCAGCTACGTCGCCGCTCGCGGGCGCCAATCCGTTCGACGCATCGACTAGCAACGCGCCGGCGGCGACTGCCGCGCTGAACGAGGCGCCGGCCGGCGCGACCAGTACATTGAATGCACTCGCCAACGCACAAGTCGAAACGGCCGTACTCGGCGATGGTGCGAAATCGGTGGACCCGCAGGCGTTCATTCAGCTGCGCGTCGCCGAGATGGGCGGCACGTTCGATCCGCGCGAGCACATGAAAAAATGCGTCGAGTTCATCGGTGCGCTCGGCAAGGCGAAGTACGACGAAGCGTTCACGCTCGCCGGCACGTCGCGCGCCGTGGCCTCGTACACCCCGGCCGACTGTGCCAAGCACATCGCCGCGCTCGAATACCTGCAGATCGCAGGCTGATCGTGCAGCGCGCCGCCTGCGGACGGCGCTTCTTTGGAGGTGAGCATGTGGCTCGGCGCGCTTCTCTTACTGCTGGCAGCCTTCGCATTCGCATCGGCGGGGCTCTACTACGTGGCTGCGATTCTGGTGCTATTCGGCAAGCTGCTCGGCGCGCTGGTCGTCGGCGTCATCGGCGGTGTGCGGCTGTGCTACATCGGCGCGTTCTGGCTTGCCCGCGCGCTCTGGCGTGTTGGGCGCTGGTGGTTTGTGCTCATGCGCGATGTCGTGCTGCTCGGTGCCGACGAGGCGCAGGCGGCAACCGGGCGCGCGCACCGCGCCGGCATGGTGACCGTCGAATGGTTGAAACGAACGTATGTGAGGCGCGAGAAACGCGCACGTGACGCTCAATGATCAAAGCCCGCTTTCGCGGGCTTTGTC